TCACGCGGGATGAGTCATCCCTGCAAGCCAGCCAGCCGTTCCGCTGCCTTGACGGGCGAGTGGCGAGCAACGGCAAGTACGCCGTGTTCACCCGCGATGACGGACCAGCCGTGGACAGTACGTACCGGCAAAATCTGGAGGAGGTAATGTCCGTCAAGAAGTCAGGCGTCACGCTGCCATTCGCCGAGTTCCGCGCCATGGTGGGCGAGTGCCAGCATCCCGCCATGGGGGTTTGCCCGAAGTGCGGCGGGGATAAGTGGGTCGAGCACGAGTGCGACTGCGAGTTGTGCGATGTGGAGAAGGAGCGATGCGGCTACTGCGAGCAGACCGGCAAGGCTTTGTCGGAGCCGGAGAAGCGTGCGGTGACATTCTGGGGCACGGCCTTCGACGCGAACCAAGTGGCTTATGTGCTGGAGCATGTGCCAGCGGCGGACCAGGTGACGGTGTACGTCGTGCCTGGGGACGCGAACATCCTGCACATCGTCGCGGAGAGCTGGCATGCGGTGGTGTGCGGGTTGGATGTGAATGTGACGACGCCAGTGTTGCCGGAGTTGATGGGCTCTGGGGTTCGGTGAAGGGAGTGGGGGGCTGACGCCCCCGGAGGAGAGATGGAAGTGGGTTGGGTGCGACTGGTGCCGATTCCGACGACGATCCGTGCAGCTCGCCGGTTCGTGCGCAAGCACCACCGCCACCTGAAGGATATTCAGGGCGGCTTGTTTGCTGTCGCCGTGGCCGTCGAGGGGCAAGACGATCCGTGCGGCGTGGCGATCGTCGGCAGGCCATCCCGCACGGCCCAGGACGGGTGGACATGCTGTGTGACGCGGGTTGCTACGGACGGCACGCCGAACGCTTGCAGCAAGCTCTACGCGATGTGCAGAAACATCGTGCGGATCATGGGCTACAAGCGGTGCAAGACGTTCACTTTGCTCGACGAGCCTGGAACGTCGCTGTTCGCTCTGGGAATCGAGGAGCCGGAGGCCGTCACAAAGGGCGGCGAATGGGGCCGCGACAACAGGCCGCGCGAGACGGTCAACGATGAGCCCAAGAATCGCTGGGAGTTGCTGTGATGCGAGTAACCCAGGTGAACCTATCCGCCCTTGGCCGCCCGCGAGGGCGCGCCGTGAGGCGGGGGGAGATGGTGCCGGACGCCTTTCAGTTGATGTGCCAGGCCCATGGCTTGCCGAAGCCGGAGCCGGAGTTGCGGTTCTGCCCTCCGAGGCGATGGCGGTTCGACTACGCCTTCCCCGATGCGAAGTTGGCTCTCGAAGTGGAAGGCGGCGCGTGGACGGGTGGGCGGCACACCAGGGGCAAGGGATTCGTGGCCGACATGGAGAAATACAACCGGGCTGTCATTCTCGGCTGGCGGGTGCTGCGCTGCACGCCGGCTGACGTGAAGAGCGGCAAGGTGTTCGCGATGCTGAAAGAGGCTCTCGCGGCTGTGTGAGCCGGGAGAACCCCAGGGCTGAGGTGGAGGTAACGACGCAAAAAGGAGGGACGAATGAGTGACCCTGACAGCGACAGGTATTCGGCACCCAAGAATGTGCGAACGGCAAAGCCGGTGAAGCCGAAGAAGGTGTTTCGTCTGGTGCATCGTGCGACCGGTCAGCCAGTGATGAACGTGACTGTTGCAGCCTACACGAAGGGCGAAGCACGCTCTCTATTCAAAGAGACTGGCCAGTTCGGAGGAAGAGTGCCGGCGTCCATGCTGGTGCTGGAGGTAACGACGGGATGAACACAATCGAGGTCATCGCCCACGGCGCAGAAGGCTCGTTCGTGCGGCGTGTGCAGCACGACCCGACGATAGCCGTGGACCTCTTGCGTGCTCTGAAGGCGGCGTATCCGCTGCTGGTGGAGGCACGCGAGCCGGCAGACTTCCGAGTGGCGGTGGTGCTGGACGACATGGCGGACGCGATCAGGAGAGCGGAAGAATGCCAACCATGACCCTCATCCTGGACGACGCCGACTACGCGACGATCCAGGAGGAAATCACGCTGCGGCAGATGCGGGCGAGGAAGCTGGGCACGGACACCTACGGCCTGTTGCCGGGATGGCGAGTCGAAGGGGCGATCCTGGCGGAGTGCGTGCGGGATCTGCGCGACTACAGGGACTTGATGCACAAGCGGAGGGAAGGATGAACCTGCGACAAGCAAAGAAGATCGCCACAAACCCACTCAACTACAGGGGCAAGAAGAGGGGTCTGTTAGCGCGGGCCACAAATCGCATCAGGAGGGCATCTTTCGAGGCCCAGGCATTGGTGTGCCTCAAACTCATAGCACTTTTTCGTGGGCGGCTGGCAAACTTCAAGGAGAAGCCATGACCCCAGAGCAGAAAGAAGTGCTTCGCCAGCGCAAGAAGTTGTGCCTTGAGATTGCCGAGGCCATCGAGGAAGAATTTGGCTTCTCGGCAATGCATTGGGATCAGGACAAGGCGGCGCAACTGATCGAGTTGCGTTTGCCGCACACCTACGCCGAGGCCGAAGCTGAAATGTCGAAGTTCGACAACGATGACACGCCACGGACGCCGGGGCCAATCGCCAATCTCGGAGATCGTCTGCGGAAGGCGCTCGGGGAAGTGTTCAAGGACGTGAACCTAGTGCAGTGCATCAATGCAGCCGTCGAACGACTGGAAGTGTGGAAGTGGGCGGACGCGGAAGCCGCAGGCCAGTGCTGGCAGTGCTACTGCGCCAGCCGAGGAATGCAGCACACCAACGGACCTTGCCGGTGCACGAAGGCTTTCAAAAAGAGGATGCACCCATGACCCCAGAGCAGCTTGCCAGAGTGTCGCCGGCACCGTGGCGAAAAAACGAGTACGACGGCGAATGGTGCCATTGGTGCGTGCTGGATGCCGACAGCGGGGTAGTTGTCAAAGGCGACGAAGATGACATGGAGTTCATCGCCCTGGCTCGCAACGCCTTCGACGTGCTGCTCCGGCGAGGCGATACTCTGCTGATCGAGCGAACGCCGGACGGTCAATGGATGATAGACAGCACTGAGCACGGCTGGATACCGGGAAAATACGCAGACCCGTTCACCGCGTTGGTCGAAGCCGACGCCTGGCTCAAGAGCAGGGAGGGAACATGAAAACCGTTCGTGTGCGAATCGCGGTGGCGGTGAACAGCCAAGGAGCGTGGAACTCCAACGGCTGGGGCTGGGCTGACAAGCAAAGGCCCGACGCCGACCTGGTGGCCGGTGCGTTCGACGGCTTGCCGGAGGACGAGGCCCGCGAGCATGTGGTGTTCGTGGAGGCCGACGTTCCGGTGCCAGAGCCCAAGACCATCGAAGGGACGGTGACAAAGTGAGCGAGCCAACAAGCGACGAAGTGCGTGACAGACTGGTAAAGCGTCTCGTGCAAGATGACGCCTTGGAAATCATCGCGACGCGACTGGCTGACGATGATGTCGTGTCGATGGGAGAGGTAGGCGAGGAGAAGCCATGACCGCCCTGCTGACGACCGTGGTTGACCAGGACGGAGCCGCCCTGCTAGTGGCCGTGGCCTTTTTCGTGGCGCTGATGCTTTCTGTGGCCATTTTGAGGGGAGAACCGTGACGACACGAGCCGAACGCGACGAACTTCGGCGTCTGCTGCCAGTCACGACGACCAAGGACGGCTTCACCGTGACAGCCGAGAGCACCGACTGGAAGCGAAAAGCGCTAGCCGCCCTGCCCGCCCTGCTGGACGAGCTAGATGAATGTAAGGCGGTGATTTACTGGCTGATGAACGCCAAGACGCTGGACGGGTGCGAAGAATGGCTGGACCGTGCCGCGAAACTCCTAGAAGGCGAAGGATGAAGATGAAGTGCAGCGACCTGGCGCAGAAGTTCGTGGACCAAGGCGGCGACTTCACCACCCTTGAGGCGATTCGATGCCGGGCGTGCGGCGAGACGGTGCTTCTCGCTGCTGATGAAACGTGGCGTCCCGGCGAGGTGTGCGAAGAATGCACCGAGAAGGCGTATTTGTCGCTCCTGGAGGATGAAGATGGAAGATAATCAACCGTTGTCCGTTAGAGAACTAATCAAGTTGTTGCCTGAACTTTATAAATCTGCGTGTCCAGAAGGATTTGGCTGGTTTGTTACCGGCATGACTCTGCTTGGTGATGATGGCAAAGAATACACGGACGAATCTATCGTTGATGCGGATGACCGATGGATTGCCCACATGTCGCAGCATGATGACCAATCGTTCGCAGAATCCGAACTTATTGCGGCCATGCAAAGATGTGTGCCTTCAATGCTGGACCGCATCGCCGCCCTCGAAGCGTGCCTGGAGCAATTCGCCAAGGTGGCGGACGCGGCGGACAAGAACCCATTCGGCCCAGACCCGGACGAACTGAAGGTCGGCGTGACGCTGTCCGACTGCCGCGAAGCGAGGCGGATACTGAGGGGAGAGTGAGCCCAATGCTTACCAAATCCGAGCGTGACGAGTGGCGGCGTCTGGAAGCCATCGGCGGCGGCTCGCGCGAGTCGATGATGCGTGGGCTGATACGGGCGCTCGATTCCCTGGATGAGGCGGAGGCGAAGATGGTCGTTCTCATCGCCAAAGCGTGCGAGCTGGAGCATCAGCGCGACACGGCGCTGGCGAGGATTGCCGAACTGGAAGGCAAGCTCGCTGCCGCAGAAAGCAAAACGTTCTCGCCGCCACACAAGAAGCGATGTTCGTGTCCAAAGTGCCAGGGAGATTGATGATGACGAGCGAAGGTGTGCATGCCTGTTTGCAAGCGGAGTTGGCGCTGGCGCAAGCCGTCAAGGAGAGAGACGCGGCACTGGCAGAAGCTGCCAAGTGGAAAGCCAACCACGACAACCTGCTGAAGCGGCAGCGCGACGAGGCTGAAGCGAGGATTGCCGAACTGGATGGCACAGGGCTGGTTGACATTATCACCAAGCAGCAGTTCCGTGCCGCCATCGCCCAGGTGAAGGAAGCGAAAGGAGACAATACCTCGCCGAGATACAGATAACGTGCGTCATGTGCGGCAAGCCGTTCAGGTTCGTCGGTCCATTCACGACGGAGCAGGACGGATTTGAGCTGCACGCGGTCTTGGAGCCGGAGAGGAACAAGCTGAAATTGAGGGACCAACCATGAGCCCGCAACAGGTTGACGTGTGCGGCTACGCGCGACTGCTGGAGATCGTGACCAAAGGAGAACCCCAATGACCTTCAACGAGTACCAAGACGCCTGCCACGAAACCGCCATCTACCCACGCGAAGTCGCACTGGCCTACCTGTCGCTAGGTCTGGCCGGCGAAGCGGGAGAACTGGCCAACAAAGTGAAGAAAATCTACCGCGACCACGGCGGGCAAATCAGCGCCGGAGTCGCAGCGGGGCTGGTCGATGAGCTCGGGGACTTGGCGTGGTATCTGGCCGAGCTGGCCCGCCATCTTGGCTACACGCTGGAAGAGGTCGCCGCGTGGAACATCGCGAAGCTGCGCCAGCGTGCCCAGGCCGGTACGCTGCACGGCAGCGGGGACCAGAGGTGAAGGAGATCACATGGGAACGAACTACTATCTGCACACCAATGTCTGTCAGCACTGCGGGCGCGGCGAGGAGAGCAAGCACATTGGCAAGTCGTCCGCTGGTTGGTGCTTCAGCCTGCACGTCATTCCGTGGGATGGCATCAACGATCTGGCGGACTGGCTGCCTCTGTTGAACAATCCCGAGAACGTCATCAGGGACGAATACGGCGAGACAATTGCGCCGGCAGAGATGGTCAAGAGGATCGCAGAGCGGAGTGGGAAACCGCGTTCTGGGCAGTGGTGGAGACCGTACTACCAGTCTGAGGACGAGTTCTACGAGCGCAATCATGCCGAGCCAGGTCCAAGCAATCTGCTCCGTCATCAGATTGACGGTCGGCATTGCGTGAAGCATGGCGAAGGAACATGGGACTGCTGCGTGGGCGAGTTCTCGTAAGCCTCCACGCCTCGTCCACGGTCGCCGTGCCGTCCAGGAGAAACGCGATCAGGCGTAAGTCGTTCATGCAAGCAGGGAGAGGCAAACCGGGTGCCAGGGAGTTGCATATATGGTGCTCGCCTACCGTAGCGGCAAGAAGTACATCCATCGCTCGAAGCACATGGAGCGCGGCCCAGGGAGCGAATATCTCTATCGCATCCTGCGCACGCACGGCTGGTACGCGGTCTATCGCCAGAAGTACGACAGGCACGGGGACATCGAGCAATCCGTCCTTTGTGGGGCATGGAGGACCGAGCAGGAAGCCGAGGCAGCCGTGGAGGCCATGCGATGCTGACCGACACTCAGGAGAAGGTTCTGCGCTTTATCGCCGAGTTCTCCGCAGAACACGGCTACGCGCCGTCTTACCGCGAGATCATGGTGCACATGGGCTACACCTCGACCAACGGGGTGGCCTGTCACATCAAGTCGCTGCGCAAGAAAGGTTACTTGCAAGAGAAGCCAAAGCACACGGCCAGGAGCATGATCCCCACGAACCCAGGTCTTTCCAGGGCCGAGCGGGTGCTACTGGAGGTGCTGAAGCTCTGCGAGGACGGCAGACATGGTGAAGTGGGGGCTACTGTGAGGGGGTATTTCTCTGCCGGTCGCGTCTCTGCTGTTCCAGGTACAGACGCGCCAGGGCCTTCTCCCGAGGGGACATGTTCTGGATCTCTTCGGGGCGGAACGTCAGCAAGGGGAGCGTCCTGACTCCCGGTGCTCCGCGCAGTTCGTCCATCATCCCTTCCCGGAGGGCGGCACGCTTGGACTTGGCAATGTCCACGTCGCTGATCCGGGCTCCCGTGGTCAGGTTCAGGGCCGAGTCGAGCCAGCTCTTGCGCGGATCGGTCAGCGTTCCCGCCGTCGTCACGACGCGCGAGAGGGGCGAGTTCATCAGGACGTTCTCGACCCCCGGAGACACCGGCACTCCCACCAGGTCCTCCAAACGCGAGTGCAGGTCGCGCAAGTCTCGACCGGAATAAAGCTGGCGGTTGGTCAGGCCCTCGACGACCATCTTCAGCATCGGGTTGGCGTTGCCGGCGAGCTTGGTCGGTGAGAACACATCGCCGATCTGCTCGAAGGGCAGACCGAGGCTGGTGAGATAACGTCTCTGGCCGTTTTGCTCCCCACCCAGGGGGATGGCGACACCGGGACTCAACCAGGGGGGCTCGAAGCCGCCATCTTCGCGTCCCTTTGCGGTCACTTTCACCGCTGTTCCGACCGCTCCTCCCGGGTTCTGCATGATCTGCTTGATGTTGTACGGCACGTTCGATCGTGCAAACCCGTAGAAGGGCACCAGGCGGCGCATCACTTCCTTCTCGAAGGAAGTCAGATTGTGGTAGTCCGCGTGCGCCGCCTTGACCATGGGAGCGACCATGTCCGGGTCAACGCCTTGCTTGAGAAGCGCCAGCGCCCCTCCGCCTCGCGCGGTCTGCTCGATGACGGTTGCGAGGTCTTCGCCGGCCTTGAACGGAGCGACGGTGCTCTTGGTGGCCCCGGCGACTCCGCGAATGTCCGTCTGCTTGAGCATGTCCTTGGAAGTTGGCAGGTAGTTCCTGCCGTACTCCCCGATGGCGGACAGACCGACCTTGCGGTCCTTCATGAGCCCGGGGATGCCTTCGAGGATGTCGGGGGCCACGTTCTTGCCGAGAACGTCCGAGACATGCCCCGAGCTGGTGAGCCCCTTGGAGAACAGCCAGTCTCCGATGGCGCGCGAGGCCGCTTCGTCGGTGAGTCCTGGGCCGACGATCTTCTGGACCGAGGGCCATTGCGAGATCCCCTTGACCGACTCCCCGCGCAGGAGGTTGGTCATCATCTGGTTGCCTTCGAGCGCCGCCTTGGGAGAGCCCGTGAGGATCGACTGAATCCACCCCAGGGAACTCGTGGCATTGCGGGCATGGAAGGCGGGGAAGGGGGTCGTCAGGAATCCCTTGGTCAGATTGGTGGGCACGTCGATAAGGCTTTTCATGAGCCGGGTGAAGTCCGACTCGACCTTGTGCCCAGGATTCAGGATCGCCCCCAGCGCATTGGAGACAGCCTGGGGGACGTGCATCGTGTCGAAGAACGCACGCTGCACGCCGGGGTTGTCGCCAGCGAGCTTGCCGGCCTTCTGTAGTGCCTCGAAGGCGCGTTCCGAGGCGTTCTTGGTCGCTTCGGTCGCCCCCTGTACCACGTTGCCGAACTCGTCGATCTTGGGGCCGGACAGACCGAGTTTGCCCAGAAGTTCCTGCACCTTCATGGAGCCAGGGGACGCCGGGCCGGCGTGCTCCGCGATCAGGTCGTATGCCTTGCGGACCATGTTGTTCTTGGAGACGTTTGACTGCATGTACCCCATGAAGTCTGTCAGGGGGTCGTTGGAGAACAAGCCGTGCTTCAGTCGCTCGGGGTGCAAACCGTACAGGAACGACGCCAGGGCGTCCGCGTCTTGAGGGGAGACGTGGTAGTTCTGAACGAGGTGCTGAGCCGCCGCGAAGTTGTCAGGTGCCGTCCGCTTGGACGTTCCGACAAAGGCGTCCTTCACCATGTTGTTCAGGCGATCGGTGGATGCATAGCGCAGGATCTGCTCTCGGCTTGAGGACGGCGTGGAGAAGAAGTCCGCCGCCACGTCCAGGGTCGGCTCCGTCACCTGCCGTGGGAAGAAGTTTTCCAAAGGCTCCTTGGGCCTTCCCAGGAACTGTGCCTCCTCGAGCACGTCCTTGAGGGACTTCTGGGCGAACTCCGATCCCTGCCGCGCCCCCTGTCCGACGCCTGTTGCCGCTTCTCCCAGTTCGGTGAAGTTGCGCAGCCCCTGCCTCTGAGCGGCATCCAGGGCATCATCCCCCATGGTGCGAACCAGCTGGGCGGCAGTCAGCGCCCCCGCCTCCTGCCCGGCGATCTTCTCCGGGTAGAGCGTTCGCGCGATCGTTTGCCCCATGGTGTCGTACTGGCCCATGACTTCGGGCTTGAACGCTCCCGCCAGCAGGCGTCCACCTGCGTCCATCGCCTTGCCGCCCAGTTCGCGTGTGGCAGCGATGGGCGGGCCGATGACGGGTATGTGGCTCGCCACGTCGGCGACCTTCCCCACTCCCTTCCCCGTGGCCTTCAGTCCCGCCCCCACCCCTCTCGCGATGGCCCCACCAAACCATGTCGTCGGGTCCGTGAGCAATTCCACCCCCAGCCCCGTCAGCCCCTCTCCCGAGAACAAGGAGGCATCCCGGCTCCCCCCGATCAGCTCCGAGCCGGTGACGCGCTGGGAGGGGTCCAGGATGCCCCCGAATGCCCGTCCGGGATCACCGTGGAACAAGCCCCGGACGATGCTGCCGGGAGTGTCCAGGACGTTGCCCAGGAAGGAAAGCCCGGACAGTCCGGCGTTGAGCACGGAGCCGGCGAGGGAGCGTTCTTCTTCGGGAGGGAGTTGGGGGAGGAGGTCGGAAGCGGTTGGGAGAAGGTTCCCGTTGATGTCATAGCGTGGCATGGGATGGCTTCCGCAACAGAGTGATGGCAGATGTCACGAACACGACTGCCAGCCATTGCACGATCAGGCGGGGGAGGTTGATCGCACCGTCAGACCAGAGGTAGTCGTGACGGATGCTCACCTTCTCGATCCTGTCCAGCGTCGGCGTCCCGTTGATGTCGTACCGTGCGGAGATTTCGCGTGTCTCGATGGGCGGGTAGACGCTCATCCCCAACGCGACGATACATGCAGCGGCCCACAAGAGTTTCACCATGGCGCACCTCCGGGAAACAACGATAACGCTGCTCCCGAAGGAACGCAAGCATCAGTACGACCCCAGCGGCACGAAGTCGTTCACGGGACGAGGCGGAACCGGGATGTTCCTGTGGGTCCGGCTGAACGGCCCTATCGGTGCCCCGGTCGCCTGAATCCGTCGGAGCCGGTCTGCCGGCAACATCTGGTCAAGCTGCCGCAGGGTCATCAGAGCAGGAGGCGGCTGCCCGAAAAGCTGCCCGGCGTAGATGGCCTGATTGACGGCCTCCGGCGTGTAGGCGCGCTCCATGGCATCCCGCAGCGTGGCCCAATTCTGGCCGTGGCGAAGGAACTCCGGTTGACGCTGGTTGAGGATGCGGAGCCGGTCGATGTAGTTGCGAACGGCCTGGGAGCGTGCGCCAGCGCTCGCCGATGGCTCAAGGGTGGGCGGCTCGAAGTCCGCCTGAGTGACCCCAGGCGGCATCCACATCCCCCCGAGGACATTCGGCCTGCCCGTTGGCCTGCCGTGAGCGTCGATGGCGTTGGCCGGCGTCTGCATCCAGTTTGGAGGCGGAGAGCCGATCGGCGTGATGGGTTGTTGCGGTTGCCCGTTGAACGCACCACGGACCTGCCCGATCAGGTCCGTCAACCCTTGCGAGGCTTGCTGAGGAGATTGCCCGCCCAGCATCCTGTTCTTGAGCATATCCTCGACGATCCGCGCCGACATGGCATCCGGCCCATAGTGCATCCGTGCCACGTCGCGCTGGGTCATGGCGGAGAGGATCGCGTTGTAGGCCGGATTGGGGGTTTCGTAGGGCGAGCCTCCCACCGATCCACCCGTGGTGTACGAGAACTGCGGCGTCCCCATGGGCCTGCCGAACCTGTCGTAGCTGCTGTAGCCTGTCAGCGTGGCCGTGGGCGCAATCACCGTGTCCGGCATGTAGTGGGTCAACGTCTGCGGAGTGCTCGCCAGCAGCTGCCGCAACATCTCCCCTTCGCTTGGCTGTTGCTGTCTGGGTGCTTCGGCTGGCAGGCTCTGCCTCTCCCCCCCAGGGCGAATATCGACCGGCGTTGCCATCCGCCGCACCTGAACGTTGGGGTTCATGCTGCGCAAGAGTCCCACCATCTCGTCATTGCCGCTGGTTGGCAAGGCGTTCCAATTCCCTCCCGGGGACTGGTAGAAGGCGGCGCGTGTGAACCGTTGCGGTGGTCCCACGTCCGCCTCGCGCATGGCGGCGAGGTTGGCCTGAAGTTCTTCGCGCGAGACGGGCAGTTGCGGTGCCTGCGCCATGGCTTGTTCCGCCAGGGCTTGCCGTGCTCGCCGGATCTGTTCTTCGTCATCCCATCCCGGAAGCATACGTCACCTCACGAAAGATACGACCCCAGGAATCCACCCCCGAGGAACCCCGAGGCCAGTTTCGATTGTGCGTCCAGTTGCGCCGCCGCCAGCCTCGCCGCCGCGTCCATGGCCGCGATCTGCTGCTGGTTCTGGAAGTTCGCATACCCCAGCGCCTCTTGCTGCCTGGCCCCGTACTGCGCCTCCTGCGCCCTCTGCGCGTCCAGGACATGCCCGGCGTTCATCTGGGCGGCTCCCAACCGGGTCTGGCGCTCGTTCTCCGCCCCCTGTCCCAGCGCCGCCATCTGGTTGGCCGAGGCGATCCCCATCATGGCCGGGGACTGCGAGGAGAACCCTCTTGAGGAAATCGAGTTGCGGGCCTGCTGGGTTGCGGCCTGCGCTTTCTGTTCGGCCCCCGCATACCCCGCGTTCACCTGCTGCTGCACCATTCCCGGCGTCATGGGCGGGGCGGCGCTGATCTTCGGGGGAGTGCCTTGGGTCGCCTGCTGGGTTGGAGGGGGAGCGGTGGGGAACTGGAAGTTGTTGCCGAACCCCCCGCCCTGTTGCCAGTTTTGCAGGAACTCGTCGTAGCGACCGAGGGCCTGATTGTAGAGGGGGAGCACCTGCTGGAAGCGGGCCTGCCTGGCGGCTTCGGCTGCGGCGAGGCGCTTGAGGTCCCATTCGCCTCCGAGGTTGAGTTGCAATGAGGCAAGGTCCCGGGCGTTTTGGCCCTGTGCGCCGATTTGTTTGAGAGATTCCGCGCCCTGAGCACCAATTCTCTTGAGATCCCATCGTCCTGATCGGGCAATGGATTCGAGGTCAGTTGTCGATTTTAAGCGAGCCAACATCTCGGCTGAGGCAAGCTGGGCGCGAAGCCTATCCATGGCCGCTCCACGCTCCGCGGATGCGTTCGCCATTGTGTGTATCATCGCAAATGGATCAGCACCGCCTCCGCCTGACGGCTCAAATACGGCAGTCGTCGATCCGCCCGGTTCAACCCAAAATGCCATGATCGTTTCCTCCCTTTGGCTCCATCATACCCGGCATTACACTTCTACCACAAAGCGTTCTTCGACAGTCTGCAATTCCGGCTGGTACGGCGTGTCGATGTAGACCAGCAGGTTGCGAAGGATGCGCGGCGTCAGGATCGTCGCCGGCTCTTCCAGGGTAGGTCCGTAGTAGTCGTAGAGCTTGCCCTTGGTCTTGTCGATGAGTGTCTGGTAGTAATGGGAGCGCATCTTCTCCGTGAAAATGTTCGGTACGCCGTTATGGTCTGGCTCATGGGGGTAAACGATGAGGTTGTCAATGATGACGCGCGTCTCGTCCAGTGCGAGCCTATCGCCGACTTCTGATTGCGTCAGCTGCCCTCCTTCGCCGTCGTAATTGTCGTTGCTGAAAAAGGCGCGGAAGGCAGTTGTCATCAAGACCCTTCGCGCGGATGTGCGCCATTGAATGGTCGTGTTGGCCTCGATCATCGTTTCCAGGCCAGTCTCCTGCAACGAGGCGGAAGTGGAATTGGGAATGTCTGGATTCAATCGTGAATGGTCATTGCCGTCGAAGATCCATGACAGAACTTCTTGCTCGTCGAAGGTTCCGACAGGGTTGGCAAGCAGCGTCTGACCGTCATCGAAATTCGTGACAAATGCGAAAAAGGTAGACGGTCCTCCGATTCCGCCTTCGTTGATGTGCACGATCTCCCGGACCAAGAGTTCCGTGTACGGTCCTGACCCGAAGTAAGTGTCGAACCGGAGCGTTTCCGCTTCGCCGGTGCTTTCTACAACCGTGATGTCGCTATCGGAGATCCCGGCTGCTGTTGGGTTAGCGGAATCAAGTGTGTACTGATCCGTGATGAGAAACCCGCTGAACCTTATCGTTGGCACAACCGCATTGCCGCTTGGCTCGTGATAAAAGACCTGTCTCGACACCGTGAACGTCTCCCCCGATCCATGCACGAACGTATCCGTGACCGTGCCCATCTGGTAGTAGTACCGATAGGTGTAGACCCGATCGCCCGACACGGAGAACGATGTCCAGCCGTAGGATGCCGAGAAGTACATGACGAGGTATCGCCAGTCGTCGGGAATGTCCTTGAACTGGAAGAATTGCTCGATGATGTCGCCAATGACAAACTCGCCGCTTTCCAGGAAGCAGAGATCAAGCGTGGGGAAACGGAAATGCCCCATGCCGCCCCACGAGGCAATCATCGCCTCTCCACGACTTGCGGCCTTGGCTTCACCGATCATGCTTCGTCCCCTGGTATCTTGGTACACCACGAACGAGCATCCACGTTTAGGTCGATATATTCTCCTTCTGGGGCCTTCTCCGCGCGCGACCTCGCCTCATCAGCGGGCTGTTTCAAAGAGTCCCTCAGCCTTTCGGCAGTTTCCGCGATCTCTCGCAACGAAGAGATCGTATCCGCATCAGCATTAGTCAAGATCGCAGTTTCCAGCGCACCGGCTGCCTGCGCTGCCGCTGTCTCTGCTGACTTGTATGTGCTTTCGGCCTTGTTTGCTGCATTCGTCAAGTCTTCTTTCGTGACCGCACTGTCGAGCTTTCCTATGTAGATCAGGTCGCCGACTCGATACCTGGGAATGATAATTTGATGTTCTGTGTGACTGCCGACCGTTATTGTTCTTTCCGTAGCGTGACCGCGAAGTTTGGCTGGCTTCTTCACTGTAACGGTCGCGCCGCTCCCATTGCCACATATCAGTGTATCGGCCCCGATTCCCACTATGATGGCTTCTCCTATTTGCGAAATCGCTGGCTCCCTCTTGTCCTCCAACCTCTGATTGTTTGGATTGGTTTCCTTGTCTTTTGGCAGCGGACCTGCTCCTTCATTGTTAATCTGGATGTTCAAGCCGCCAAGTGTTATGCTGGTAGATACGCTATTGGTGTTGTCTCCTAGATTGATGTCCCCAAACTGATTGGGCGGCAGAACCGTCCCGTCCTGCAAGTTGAACACGTTGTTGCCGTTGTTGATCTGGAACGACACCGGCGAGGCCGTGTAGTTGTTCAGCGTGAGCGGTGCATACGATCTGTTCCCCCCCACGGTGATCTCCACCGGGGAGGTGATCTTGATGGGGGCATCCGAGGTCCACAGGGTATACATGAGTTCCGCCAGGCGCTTGGTGCCCCCGCCGCCCCAGTCCTCTTGCAGAAACGCATTGGCCTGATCCGCCATCCAGCCCATCACCCGACTCCCTCGATGGTGATCTGATGCACCTTGGGCGTCTCGTCCGTCGAGCACCCCCTGAGCTGAACCGAGAGCATTCGGGGGCCATCGGAATCCGCTTCCTTGTGCCCCGGAAAGTTCACCCACACGCACCCGTTGGACTTCGACAGATCCACCACAAGGTCCGGCGAGTTCTTGGTCGCCTTGAGCCCGCCTCCCGCCTGCGAAGAAACCGTGCGGTACATGTCGGCAGGTTCGGTGTCCCGGTCGAAGTAGAGCCGCAGGTCCATCGTCCCCGCGTCCTGGGGCTCGAATTGCAGCTCCACCCTCCGCTCATCGTTCACTTCCGACCGCGCGAACCTGTACCACCCTGTCTGGTAGTCGAACTGGATGCCCCCCACCTGATACGTCGAGGTCGTGTCCGGCAACACCCCCCACGGCCTGTCCAGGTCCAGCCTGGTAGCAGACCGCGCCATCACAAGCCGTCTCTGACCCTTGCCCCTGCCCCCGGTGATGACGACCGGCGCTCCCACAACATCCGTGGCAAAGGCTGCCGTCGAGTCCGTCAAGGACAGCCACGATGCCCCTGTCACCGTCCCATCCAGAGTCCCGGCAGTCGGGTCCGGCCCGTCCAGAGATCCCATCCAGTAGGCGAGAACGTCCTGTGTCCCAAGAAACACCCTGGCCCGGCTCTGCATGTACCCCTTGCACGAGGCCCCCACAGGCTGAGCGAACTCCTCGATCCACCACCGTTTCGACCGCAAGTGCAAGCAGATCGCATGACGGGGAAGCCTGGCCCCGCTCAAACACACGAACCAGCGGATCACTTCCTGTCCGGGGAAATGCACGGCATGGAAGTATTTCGATCGCTTCCAGTTGATGCGCAGATCCGAGTCCTCTTCCCAGAGGTCCGCGATGTTGGACGAGAGGGCTTCCGATCCCGAGGCGAAAGCGTGGATGCCGGCCTCGTCGAGCATGTACGCCACGTCCTCGACGTTGACCCAGCACCTGTTGTTGATGCACCCCCTGTCCGCGTTCAGGAACACCGCCCCATCCACGATGGGGTCGGACTGGCAGACCAGCCGGTAGATGTGCCGGCGCTTCAGGAGAAACAGATACGACGCCTTGGGCATGAGTCCGGTGAGCGTATCCCCATCCTCCTGAAGTGTAAGTATGTCAGTCGCTCGGAAAGCGTGGGGCTCTCCTGCCCCCGAGAAATACACCGAGTTGGCATCTGCTGTCCCGGAGCGGATGGAGTACGCCGCGAACAGGTCTGTCGATCCGGTGTAGGCCGACGTGAGAGTAAGCGTCTGATTGGCCACGTCAACAGAATCAATTTCATAGGCGTCCTGCGAGGTAAAGAGGAACCTTCCTTCCATCTCTTCGGTCCACTCGGTCCCGATCCCCGTGACCGTCGTGGACCCCGCCGATACCTGCACGTTTCCCTCCGCATACGGCTCATCCACCGCCGCGTACATGCGATCGAGGTGAGACGCCAGCACCGACTTGTGGTTGGGTGGCAGTCCGAACCTGTTGGCGAGGATTCTTCCATCCGGGTCCAGAAGGGCATATCCCGTCTGCGCTACCAGGGTCGCATCGTCCTTGGTGGAGGAGGCCGTGGTCGCCGTCATGTTCGACAGCTCCACGTCGATGTAGAACACGTTGGTCTGCCCTGCTGTGTTGCGCAGGATCTGCCTTCCCACCAGAGTAGGGTCTTGCGAGGTCGGGACCGACGTGTAGGAGATCGTCTGTCTGCCAGCCGACCACGATCCCCCTCCGATGTAGGACCCATTCCCGTCCGAGTCATCCAGGGAGAACGTATCCAGGGACAGGACCGTGATCGTCCACGACCCGTTCGCCGCCGTGTTTCCGCCCACGTTCTCGATCAGCACGCGCGAGCCGTTGAGTAGCCCATGCGCCGCCGAAGTGATCACGATGGGCCGGGCATCCGTGGCGTCCGTGATCGTGCCCGTGCCTGCGCCCACCGTGAGCTTGGTGGACACCGGCGAGAGGTTGCCCACATTGCCGTCCTGGTCCACGAAGCGAACGTAGGCGTAGTAGTCCCCGACGATGTTCCCCAAGCCCGAAGAGGACATGGAGACAGCCGTGGTAGGCGCAACGACCCCTGCGGGGATGGCCTGATCGGAAGTGCCGTCCCACTTCAGAACGGGGTTGATGCCGTTCGAGAGGAACAGATCACCCTGCGGCGTCTCCACCATGCACATGGGCACGGCATCATCTCCTGTAAAGTCCGGTGCTCAGGTAGGGCGTCCGCAAGCGCATCTTGGACCGCATGTTGAACGAAGGAGTCACTTCGGCGTACCAGTCGGATTCCCGCAAGTTCTGGGCGATCGCGATCCCCTGATTGATGGTGGGGTCCTCTCCCTGGAATGCGAGTCCGTGGGACAGGGAGAAGCCCAGGCCCTTCTGGGAGTTGCCTCCCATGGTGATGCCCCCTGAAGGGGTCAGAACATAAGCCGCCGTGTACGCACTCACTCCCCCCATGGTGATGCCGCCTGAAGGCGAGATAACGTAGGTGGCGGTATCGACCACAGTCATGTCCAGATCATCTTCCCCGTAGATGATGCGAGGATGCGCGGCGGCCGTGGTGCCGGTGCTCGTGAGCCCGGTGGAACGAGTCACCTCGTTGATGTTTCGGATGAGTGGGCGATAGTCTAGCAAACTTTGCGGGCGAATGAGCGACGGCGCAACACGCTTGCCCAGCGCCAGCATCTCGCCAGCACTTAGCGCGACTCCGCTCCACACAGCGCATTCAGCGATCGTGCCGTCATCGAAGTTGTTTGTCCCACCGAACGACAGTGCGCTGATTTTCACGTCATGCGAGTTGGTCGGGGCGGTCGCCGTGACCGAGCCGAACAGAGCACCATCAAGGTACGCACGGAAGGTGTTGTCGGACGCGGACCAGGTTGCGCCGATCACATAGTCCGTGTTGGCAAGGAATCCGCCATTCTGAACCGTCTTGACAGTGGAATCGGCCTGCTTGTGAATCCAGGCGTTCTTGTAGATCGAGTTCGTGTGGTCCCAGATGAAGTCCAGTTCAAACGCGCCCGCACCGCCGATGATGGAGTACACCACATCAACTGTTGCAGAGGCCGGCACAGCCGCATTGCGATAGATGAAACTCCACGAGTAAGCGGTGCACAAGTCGCCCGGCGAGAAGGCGGTCGTGGTCGTGATGTGCGTCGTCGTGCCGTTACCTGTGATCGCCACATGCCACCCTTACTGCTCGTAAAGCGCGACTGCCTTAAGCTGTGCGTCTCCAGCCATGTTGGAGCCTACCGTTGGATCTCGCTCTACCCGCAGGCGAAAGAAGTCACCCGCCGTCACGCTGTCCATCTCAGCCCCCGACGCATGGTTTATCGACGTTTGCGTCTCGATGCCCGACGTGCCGTTGGCCGTGCCCGTGTTCGAGTTAGCCGTGGCGAAGGAATCCGAGTCAATGTCCGTGGTGCCTCGTTCAAACGCCGTTTCCCACTCGACCGTTCCACTTGTGGCGGTGTCGGCCATCCAAAAAATCTTGACGGTGACGCCTCCACCCGAGTAATTCGCTGGAAGTATTCCGGTAAAATAATGCGTCTCGCGCGTGGAGGCATCGAACTCCAAGCAAATCAGATTGTTGCGGGAATCTATGGTCGCGTAGTTGGACGATGGTCCAAACCCGCTGCGGGCGGTCCAGGAGCAGAGAAGATTGCCGGATGCCATATGCTATTTCCCCTTCTTGCGCATCATCCGCATGATCCATTCCGGGCTGGCTGTTTCGAGTCTCTTCGCCGGGATCTCGTCCGCGTATTGCACAGCCTCAAGCTCATCAACCTCGTCGGGCTTGAACATCATCTTTTCCATGTGCCCGTTCTTGCTCACGAGAAGGTCGTTGCCGTCCTTGTCAACGACGAAGATGCCCTCTGGGTGGAAGATGCCCACGACCTTGCCGAGCACGGTGTGCGCGCCTGGTATGTCCCCGGCGAACTTCACCCACTGGCCCTTGCGAAATCCAGGATGATAGAGGCGTCGTCCCATAATTAGACCCACTCAGTCGAGGGCGATTCGCGGAGTTATCGTCAAACTTGACCCTGACACCAGCGCCAGACCAGAAGAAAAGGCTTCCGCGAACAACAAGATCGAACTGGAAGCGCCGATGATGTACTGCCCGTAAACCGTCTGCGTCGATCCCGATGTCCAGCTCGCGTTCGTGCCATAGGTGCTGCTCGTCACCCCGCCTGACGTTGTGGGCACCGCCCACGTCGAGCCGGACTGGCTACTTGTGAGAGTGACGTTGGCGTAATTCGTGAAATCGGCCACCGTGTATGCGGATGCTGTGTCGCTTTCAGCCGGCGTAACGCTGGTCTTGTACAGTTTCAGCGTGAAGTTCTCCGCGTCAGCGTCGGAGTACAGCACACGCTTGAGCAGTTCGACCTCTCCCACATCGGGAACGAGCCATGCCATTGCTTTCTCCTACGTCGCGGTCGCCGTGAGCGTGTAAGTGAGCCGCACCGTCAGCCCAGCCGGGATCGTCTGGGGTGCGTTCGCCAGGGCGGAGGTAGCCCACAAGGTCCCCGTGGTTCCGCCCTTGGTGCTGCTGCTCGTCACAAAAGCCCCCTGGACGCCCATGGATGAGGTCGCGGTGAACGTGGCGACAGTCCCGTTGGTGATGATGCCGCCCGAGGCCGCGCCCACGCTCCAGGTCTGCCGCGCCGCCTCGTCGTAGCCCGTCTGCTCCGACCAGCCCGTGTGCGACCCCATGGTGTCGGCGGCGCTGAACGCGCTGAAACCGGAACTCGAAACCAACCCAAAGTACCAGGTAGCGACCTGGGTGGTTCCGCCAAACTCCACGTTCAGGATGTGGTTGAGGCCAGCAGTGGTCACGCCGTTCTTGAGCGGGGCCACCCACAGCACCTTGTCCTGTTTGGGGTCGTAGCATTCGAGGCGAAACACCCCGCCGATGCCGATCGTCTCGGGGACCAGTCCTGGAGCGTATGTCATGTCCATATCAGACCTGTGGGTTCTTGCCTTTGATCAGTGCCCCGCTTGTCGTCGCCCGCACGATGTAGTCGGCATGGGGTCTGCGGTAGAAGCACATCGCCGTGTTGTAGCCGTCCACGTTGCCGTCCATGACCTCGAAGGTGTCCTCTTGCGAGCCCTCGTAGGAACCGGAGGTCCACCGCGTCCTTGCGGTGAACGTCCCGGTGCCGAAGTTCAGAAACACCCCATACTGGAAGTAGCTGTTGGCCCGGTCATGGATCGGGATCTTCTTGTCGAACAGGTGCGCCGACCCCGAGTAGACTTCCAGGACCGGGGCGTCGTCGGGCAGGGTGGGAGCGCCGTCGCCGTCCGTGGTCTGCACGGACAGGATCATCTCCGACCCTTCAGGTAGCCGCCCGCGATACATCAGTAGTCCTCGAAGTCCTTCATGCTCTGCTTCCACGTCTTGTTCGGCTTGCGCTCGTGCGTCTTGTACCAGACGTTCTCCCCAAACCGGAACTTGCCAATGAGCAGGTACTTGTCACCGACGCACTTCTCGCAGAACCGCAGGTAGCGTCCGTCCTTCTGGGGGCATCCCTCGATCACGTCGGCCACATGCGGCTTCTTGCAGTCGGGGCACTTGCACTCCTGCTGGGGGAGGATAGGTTCGTCTCGGCACCTCGGTTCGCGTGCCTCCGTGAAACACATCAGGCCCCGGAACGTCTCTACCAGCATCACACCACGCCAAAGGTGTAAATTTGCCCCCACGCCGCGCTGTTCACGGTGGCGCTCAGTAATATCGTGTACGTCTCGCCTGACTCGAAGGTGTTCCCTGCCGTCACCGCCTGCGACAGCTTGTAAAGCCCGCTGACGTTCCAGGTGCCGCCCGACGTGTACGAGCCGTTGCCCGCCGTCGCGGTCAACTCGAAGGTGCTGGCGGTCACGTTGGAGATCGCTACGGTCGTGTTCGCCGCCGTGTTGCCTCCGACCCCGGTGATCGTGACGCGCGTGCCGTTGGTGAGGCCGTGGGAGGTGCTGGTGATGACGATCGGGTTGGCGTTGGTCGCCCCGGTGATGGAGCCGGAGTTCTTGAACGAGCACGTCCCGGAGGTGATGAGGCCGTCCGGCCCGTAGATCCTGAACGTGGGCAGACTGGCCGCGTTGAGCGGGGTATCCCCCGACCGCGTGAGGAACGTCGGCACGAAGGTTTCGCCCAGAGTGACAAAGCCAAGGAACATCTACGTCCTCACGATTCGTACACCAGGAAGTTGTCGATCGTGGCAACTCCCGTGTAGGACGAGTTATCGTAATAGGCACAGAACCCCACGTTTACATCCGTGTTGTGCGTCGAACTCGTGAAGCTCACATCCTGCACGCCGTCGATGTAGCTCGTGATGTTGTTGCCAGAGAACACGATTTTGAGCGTGAACGTCTGGCCGGGAGTGAACGAATACGACGAGGCGTTGGAGACGGTCGCCCCATTGGCCGCAAAGCCCTTGCGGCTCAGGGTGGTGTCCACCGGCCCATCTTCGCTGATGACATAGTTCCAGCCGTTGAGTCCGCTTTCCGCCTGATTGCGCCCCTGGATCGCCATGAAGAACGTAGGGAAGTTGCCGCCGCTGTTGGGGAGCGTGATGTCCACCTCGATGGTGTGATCCGCTGTCCCCACTCCCCCATCGACGAACGCATACACCTGATCTGGAGCGTAAGCCGCCGTCTGCTTGCAAGCGTTGGACTGAATCGTCATCTTGGCCGTCTGGCTAACGGCCCAGGTTCCAGTGTTGGGGGTGTGGCTTTCCAGGTTCGTGCCGTTCGTGTCGGTGAACGTGTCCTGGAACAAGTAACTCACGTCCGTCTCGAAGGTCAGGTTGTACGATCCCGCCGCGCTGAGGCCCCCATCGTAAAGCCGGATGTAGTAGGTGGTGGACCCGCTGATCTCCCCGCCGCTGGTGCCCCCTCCCGAGGAGGAGTTGTCGCTGATGTCAACGATCGCATTGCCCTGGCAGGAGGTGTAGACCCCGGCCCCGATGATGCCGTTGGAGAGCGATTCGATGGTCACGCGATAATTCGTGCCCGCGTCCAGTCCGGTGATGCGATACCAGACCCTCCCGGCCTGCGCAATGCTGCCGCTGGCCGCTTCCCCCAGCGTGAGGGTGAGCGCCGTCGCACAGGAGGCCCCAGGAGGTGTCACCGACAGCAACATCATGTCAGATGATCTCCACGTTCAGCATTTCCAGCCGCGCCGAGGTGTTCGCCGTGTTGCTCGACCACTTGGCCCGCACGTCAACCGCCAGGGTTCCGTTGGTCGCGAAGTTCGTCGCCGCCAGAAGGGACGAGGCCGTGGCCATCGTGCCGCCCGTGTTCGTGCCCCACACCCCATACCCCACGCACGACGAGGAGGCGCTGGGGGCGGCGCGAGAGAGGAAATCGAACTCCAGGATGTGATGGTCCGTCGTCGCGCCCGGGTTGACCGCCGTGGTCGCGATCAGACTGGTTCCGCCGATCCGCAGCTCGCACGTCAGGGTGTCCGAACCAGAGGCGTCATTGACGCTCACGAGGGCGCGGATGCGGACGATGGTGCCGGCCTTGAGCGTGTTGGCCGGGATCGTGTAGGTGCTGGCAAAGGCCACGAAGCTGTTGTTGGAGGTCGCCGCCGTCACCGTGTCCGAGGACGACACCCCCGAATACGCCATGCCACCCACGATCTTGGCCGTGCCCGAGGACACGCCATCGGTCGTGGTGAGTCGCTTGCCGACCGCGACGGATTCGGCGTTGTCCGTGGTGACGAAGGTGAGGTAGAAGCTGGAGGATTCCTTGTAACTCAGCGCGTCAGCCAGGTTGTCCGTCAGCGCCACGATGTTCGTGGCCGTGGCCCCCGAAAGCGTGTTGGTTCCCGCCGCCATCATGAACGAGGCCGATCCCCCAGCATCGGGGATCGTGTAAGTACGCGCCCCGCTCTGAGAGGCGTTGACGATCGTCGTGGTCGTGTTGCCAGCCGAGTCCGCCGCCGTGAGCGACACCTTGCCCTTGCTCGCCGTCGAGGGGAAGATGTCCACCGTGCCTGCCGTCCCCGAGGCCCCGGCGTCGAAGTTCACCGCGTCCAGGTTGCGGAAGTCGCCAGCATCCTTGTTGGAGTCCACCACCACAGCCTTGGACGCCGTGACCGTCCCTGCCGTCACCCCATCCAGAAACCCAAGCTCCGGCGCGGCAATGCCGTCCACCAGGGAAATCAACGTGTTCACGTTGTTCACGATGTCCTTGGCCGCGTCCTGGTCCCCCAGCGCGTTCGCCAGTTTGAACTCGGTGCCCGTGTTGATCGCCATAGGTAAATCTGCCTAATTATAGAACACGTTGACCAAAATCGCGGTGCCTGGGTTGGTGTTGCCGCCAACGGTGGTTGTGGCGGCGATGGTGATGCCCACGTCGAAGCCGATGCCGAACTGACCGATGGGGTAGTCCACTCCGCCCGAGGCTGGGACGACGAGGGTAACATCCGGGGTGGTGGTGCCCACGGTGACGTTGCCGACGAGCTTGTTGTAAAAGTGGACGTAGGTTTTCGAGGCGTTGGCGGTGTTGTCGATGTGGAAGCCGTACACCTGCCCACCGGACGCCTTGATGGCTGCCGCCGTCGCGTTGAGCGAGGCGTTGCGGTACGGCGTCAAGCCAGCGTCGTTCAGTTTGCAGTGTTGCAGATTCGCCATGAATCACCCTTTAGGAAAGCGCCACTTCGCCAGCGACCACGGTGCCGTTGGCCGTCTTGCCCTTGATCTTGAGCTTGGCTGCCCCGTTGGTGTTGTCGTAGTAGAGGAACACCTGCGAGTTCACGATGTCCGCATCAGCGGGGGCGGTGTTGGACCCCAGGAATCCGATGGCGATGGCAGCGCCGCCGATCACGCACTGGTTGTCGTTCTTGACGATCGCGCCGCTGCCGATGGCGATGCCGTTGGCCAAAGACGCCTTGGAGGTGTCCGTGTTGTAACCAAGGAATACGTTGTTGCTGCCGACCTCTTGAGAGATGCTGCCGGCGTTTGCGCCAATGAGCACGTTCTGGCTGCCCGTCTCCACGAATTGACCGGCAGCGTGGCCGATGACGACGTTCGTGCTGCCGGTCATGCTGTTGCACGCGCTACCCGAGCCGATGACGATGTTCTCGTTGCCGGTGGTCAGGACGCTGGCAACGTCATCGCCTATGCAGATGTTGTTGGCTCCCTCCGTCACGTCACCACCCGCGCCCACGCCAACGAAGATGTTGGTTGCGCCAGTCGTGACCTCGTCGCCCGCATAGCCACCAATGGCAACGTTTCTGTTGCCGGTGCAGAGGCGAAGCGCGACCTCGCCGATGGCGATGTTGCTGCCTCCTGATTCCACGGTGAAGAGAGCCGCATCCCCGATCGCGATGTTCTCCGCGCCTGTCGTCAGGTTGGCCAGTGACGACCCACCGATGGCGATGTTGCCAGCTCCTTCCGTCAGCGCTTCCAGCGCCAGCTCCGTCGTCCCGTTGTAATCCGAGGCCGCGCCCAGGGAGATATTCGAGTTGCCCGTGGTCAGCGCCGACCCACCCCCCCCAATGAAGGCGTTCTCGGCAGAATCAAAGTCCACCCCGCCCCCGCTCGCGCCGCCGAAGAATCCCATGGTCTTACTCCGTCTCGAAAGTGACCTTCCTGTATCCCTGCCGGACCTGCATCTCCCCCATGCGCACCACGCACACGTTGGTCTGCGTCTGGCCCGCGCCCTGGCGCAGGTCGTCCGCGTCCGTCTGGGTAATGAGCCCGGCGAAGTCGTTGATCACCGCCACACTCTTTGCCGGTCGCGCCATTACGGTTGGTTGGACCCCAGAGGAACATCCGCCAGCCTGTACGGTGCGTACACGCCGTCGCCCTGGAACATGCGTTCCCTGGCCCGGTTGTCAGCAGCCCACGCCACGACCTTGGCGTTGGTGTGCTCGATCTCTTCTGTGGGGGTTGGTTGGAGGCGCTTGATAAGACGCATCTGCTTTTCGCATTCGCGTAAAAGGTATGTTAGCATAGCCCCCGCTTCTATGTCCACAGGATCGGAGATCGAATACGTCACGTCCGAGAGCGTCTGATCCGGGTCCGCGTCCACCGTGAGCGAAGTCGTCGAGGCAACATCCGTGATCACCCGCTCGATCACATATGGGTTCTCTCCCTCCACCCCCGTCACCGGGTCCGTCGTCGAGGAAGAAATGCGGATGACCGCCCCCACCATCGCCGAGGTCCAGTACGACCCATCCCCCGAGATCGTCGTGCTGCCGTCCGTCGTCGAGACGGTCCCCAGGTCGTACAGGCTCACGTTCAGGTTGCGCGGCCTTTTCTGGTACATGAAGTCGAAGCGGTAGATCGCATCCGGGGGAGGGAAGAACTTCGCCGCGAGAATGCCCTGGTACTTGTGCGACGGCTGCACGGTCCACACTCTCGGTAGTCCCGTGGCCCTCAAGACTCGGTGCATCTCCAACCACTGCGCCGGGTCCACATAGCGGACGTGCGCCAGGTTGGAGAAGTTGATCATCTCGTCGCAGTGGCGAAAGTTCCCAGGCAGGGAATAGGTGTCCTGGTAGAGCGTGTACGTCGTCCCCGAGGCCACATCAGCGCCGGGGTTGTTGGCTGCCGTCAGAGTGATGATCGAGCCCGAGACGCGCGTCGAGACTTCGTAGGGGATGTTGGAAATGAGGATCGTCCCGGAAGCCGCCCAGTCAGGCCAGGTGCCCGTGGTCAACGTGACCTGACGTTCGTTCGCCCCTCCCGTGTGGTCGTACGCGATCGTGCCCGTGGAGTAGGACGCAACGGTGGTGATGTAGCCGATCTGGTTGTAGTAGGCCCATTCGCGGGACGAGACGACTTCGCGGAAGGCGCTCTGAACGGCGCGGCGGGCGTTGCGGACGTTCCTCTCGTCCACGGAGGCCCCGACGTAATCGAGGCAGTGGGAAACCAGGTCATCCATCGTGACGAGCCGGACTGATTGTGTCATCGCTTCCCCTTGATCTTCGCCGCCATCTTCCGCGCCGCCTCACTCTTCGGGTCGCGAGCGAGTTTCCGTCGTCTCTTCGGTCTTTGCGGGCGGCGTGGCATCGCTCTCTTCCGGTCTGGTTCTCACGTCATCCGGCATCCCTCACTCCTTCACGATCACGTCGCCGGCCTTGCCGAACCGTGGCCTGATCTTGTCCCGGATCATCTCCTTGACCTCGTTGCGGTCCTTCACCGGCTCGGGGCAGTTTGCGATGTACTGCTTGGTTCTCTGTTCCAGCACCTTGGGGCACACATCACCTGCAAGGGACTTGGGTTCCTCCAAGGGCTCGCGCACCATCACATTCACGGCCCCTTCGGAACCCCAGCCCCGTTCCTCCAGAACGCGCTGGATGTCGCCGCGTCCCGATACCCACGCCTGCGGATCGCCGGGGAACTTCGCCAGCTGCGACAGGTAGACCTTGCCGGTGGTGTCCCCGCCGTGCTTCTCCGTGATCCGCTTGTAGGCGTCCCCGAGTTTCTGGTTCCGCTCGAATTGCCGGTGCTTGCCGGCAAGGTACGTCGAGTCCGTGACGATGCTCGATGCCGCTTGCCCGGAGTCGAACATCTCCTTGAGACGCCGGCCCGCCTCCTTGTCCGCCGCGAGGTAGGTGCTCTCGTCCACTTCGACGTTGTTGAGCCAGAATCGCGGCGAAGCGCCGTATGTTCTCTTGAACCTCATTCCGTCTCCTTGATCTCCTTGGCCTCCTGCACCTGGGGCAGTGGCCCCAGCACCATGCTTTGCCAGGGCGTTCTCTGATCTTGCGGCACATCTTCGCGCGGCACCGTCCTATCGAGGCTTGCGCCACAGCGCGGGCAGATGCGCGGATCGCTCATGCCTGCTCTCCCGCGAGGATGGCGAGAAGCGGGGGCAGGGCCATGAGCGGCTGACCCTTGTGCAGCACGGCTTGCTTCAAGGCGTCGTTGAGGACGATGCCGGGGCGCATCTTGGGTTGGATGCCCATCGCTTCGGCTATGTCGGAAACCTTGCTGATGGGGATGTTCTCGACCTGAGCGCCCCACTGCTTCGCGTACTTGTTGAGCCAGTTGGGGAGCACCACGTCGTAAAACTGCTGCTGGCCCGCCAGTTCTCCACCCACTTGCTTCTGGATGGCCTTGCCGGTGTTCCAGGTCATCGCATCGTAGCCGCCCTCGGCTGCTTCGCGGAGAGCACGCTTCATGGCGAGTTCGTGCCAGTTTTCCTTGAAGGGGGCGTTGGGAACTGGCGTCGTATTCATGACGCCTTCGAGATTCTTCATCTCTTCCATGATCGTTCGGCTTTTCTCCCAGATGGGAAGATCGGCAGCGTCTTCAGGCCCGTACCGCATCAGCCGGGCTAGTTTCTCTGCGCCACCCGGCTCGGACGTTTGCAGGTTGAAGAGGGCGTCTTCCAATTCGGAGTATCGCTTCGCTGCGTCGGCACGCGCGGCGTCAGCCTGGGGCGTCCTGTACCCGCTCTTTTTGCCCGTCTGATGCCAGTCCGATTGCACTTCCTCGATGTGGAGGATCTTCCTGCCGCCCGGACCAACGCGGTCCTGCATTCGGACGTGAGCGAGGATGTTTGGTTCGTCGAAGTGTGGAGAACGGTAATAGCCTTCCGGCGCGTTGATTTGCTTGCCCTTGAGGTCAAGGTATCGAAGCTGTTCGTCCGGTGTTAGTTTGCCTCCGTTGGCGTTGGCTTTTGTGACCAGTTTTTCCAACTCGCCAGCGGAATCGCTCTTGGTCAGCAGAAGTTCGCGGTAGTTGTCTCCACCCTTGGTCTGGTAGCTGCTATACTTCGCGCCTGTAGCCTGTCGAAAAGGCTCGTCCCAAGTAGGAACTTCTCCAGGTGTCTTCCATATCTCTCCCACGCCGATCTTGTTCTCTTCCAGGTGCTTCAGCAGTTCCGGCTTTGTGACTCTACGCCCCGGCTGCGCCAGTTCGGCAAGATTGCGAAACTCCGCTTCCTCCTGAGAGAAGCCGCCCTGTTTCTTCAGGACGTTCATCAAGGACTCGCCCTTGACCGATTCCGGCATCTTGGCCGCAGCTTGTTCCAGCCGTGAGTAGAACGTCGGAGCCAACTCCGGGGCCTCGATCGCCTTGACCAGTGCCGGCGCTTCGACCGCCGCTTTCACTTCGGGGGCCGCTTGCAAGGTCCGCAAGAGCGCAGGGGCCTCTTCCGCCGCGCGCACTGCTGGCGCAGCTTCAGCCACAGCTCGCCCACCCCTGAGCAGCTTCAACCCTCCCAGGCCCGACAAGAGCATGAGAGGGTCCGTCGCCAGAGACGCGCCGATCCCCAGGATCTCGTTGCCGACCCCCTCTTCCAGCCCAAGCATCTCCCGTCCCGAGACACGCTGCGAAGGGTCCAGGATGCCTCCGAAGGCTCGGCCCGGGTCGCCTGCGATCAGCCCCCGGACCACCGAGCCCGGCGTGTCCACAACGTCGCCAACCCCTTGAAGAATGTCGAGTAGGTTCATGCTGCCCTCATTCCACAGGAAGATGTAGTCTGGCGCGAAAATCGTTGATGACGCTCTCATTCTCCTTCAGGGCAACAGGCTCTACCATCGCCCATTCCTTTGATCCGAGCGTGTTCAAAACTTCGATCACTTGAAAGCCGTGTGTCAGACAGAATACAGCACCACCTTCAATGAACGGACCATCCAGGCTTTCTCTGTCGAGTTTCTTAAGCACTACCGTTGCCAGTGTGTGCCGCTTCGCCTTCACTTCACATCCCGGAAAGCTGCATTTGACTTCTTCCAGAAGTGGCTTGTAATACTCTGTGGCTGTCAGCAGTATCTTCGTCTCCCTGCCAGTAAGTGACTTGTCCACCGCCACACCAAACCCAGCCACACAGAGAGTCGCAGAGGGCACTGGCGGTTTGCTGAACAATGACGGATTGACCAATTTCAGAGCTTCGAGCGAGTCCATTAGCTCTTGGCTTACTCCGATAACCACCGCTTCTCCGGGGTGCTTTGCCAAAGGCTCTGGTTTTGTCGCGTTGTTCGCCTGATGAAGCACTGCTATTGGGTTGGTGATCATGCTGCCTTCTCCTTCTTCGGTTCCTCTTGCATGGGAGGCATGGGGGGAGGTTGGATCATGAACTGCTGCGGCTCGATCTGCTTCGCCTCACACACCATGGCAATGAGCGCGTTCATGGGGCCGACGATGCCCAGCATGGCGTACTGCTGGTAGAGGGGAAACAGCGGCGAGTTGAGCATCGCGTCCGCGTCCGCCGCCAGTTTCGTGAAGTTCTTCTTCCTGATCGACCCCGCTTGCACGGAGAAGTTCAGGTGGAGGATTTGGTCCGGTGGTTGGGCCGTGATCTGCTGTTCCCAGAACATCGCCGCCGCTTCCCCGAGGATCGGCGCGATGTCTCGCATCGGTTCCAGGTGCCACTTGGCCGCGAACGCCTCCATCCAACCCAGGTCCGACATGGCCGATTCGACCTGCTCCGCCATGTCGTCGGGGCGGATCTTCAGGTTCTCGCCCTTCACCTGCGCGTCCACCGCCGACCGGCTCTGCGTCGAGGACTCGCCATAGGCCAGTTCGGACAGGCCCGTGCCCTTCTCGATGCCGTCGATCACCAGCTCGATGATCTTCCAGATGTCCATGTGGAAGGGCGGATGCTGGAGGAACTGCACCTGCTCGTTGATGTTCCCCAGCACCTTCTTGATCGTGATGATCTCGTAATCGGTTCCCGAGATCAGCGCGCGTTTCAGGGACTCCTCCGCCCCTTCCCCGATGGCGATGAGGTCCTTGATGCCCTTGGTGATCTTGGACGCCAGGAACGAGTAGATCCAGTTGAGGAACTGGATGAGGCCCATCACCGGCTTCAGGTGGGACATGGGCCACACCTTCCCCGGAATCCAGTGGAAGGCGATGAGTTTGACCGGCCAGGCATCCCCCATCCACAAAGGCGTCGGCCATTGCACCCGCGTTTTCACCTCCTCGTCATTGCCCCACAAAGGCACATCCACCGACGAGGCCACTCCCGTCACCGGGTCCACGGTCTGCTGGGGGAGAGTTTCGGGAAGGTTCAGAGGGTACTCACAGCAATCGCTCACGACGAGGTAGCAGAACTGGCCGAACTTCTCCACCTCGTCGTACTCGGCCCCGCATCCTGACAGGAGCGAGCCCATGCCCATCTTCGACCACACCTTCCAGTAGACGACCAGATCGTTCGTCTCCCCCTTGGCACGCTTGTACTCCTGGTTGGGTTCCTCCGAGTTGCGCATCTGCTGGGAGTTGGATTCGGCGGACCCCTTCAGGGTGTCCTTGGGCAGTCCGTACTCCGCCTCCACCTCCCACCGTGGCGCGACACAGCGCTTGGCGATCCACTTGGCGTCCTCGAAGGAGTGCATGTCCGGGTCGATCGCCAGGTTGTCCACCGTGTCGTAGAACGACCCCACCATCACCCTGTCCGTCCCAGGAGATTGGTAGGTATCGACCCACAGGCACCCCGCTCCCTTGATCAGCGCCTCCTCGATGGCCCGCCGTGAGTGGGATTTGAGGTCCAGGGCACCCGGAGTGTAGGAAAGGTAATCCTCCACCAGAGACGCGCGGTAGGCGTCCACGGCCACTTGCTGCTGGAGCTGCTGGGCGATGGTCATGGCCACGAGCTGCGTGGCTTCCTGGGTCGGGTCGCCGTAAGCGAACGGCGGGGGCGGTTTCATCTTCCGGGGCGTGACCTTGCGGGCGGGGTTCCTCTGGTAGAGGGCCGGGCCGAAGATTTGCACCAGCTCGGAGGTCTTGTTGACCGACATGCCGAAGGACGGAGTGGGGAAACGGGCGGCATCCCCCTTGTACGCGAACGCCCCCTTCTTGTACTTCTCCTGGTCGTACAGATCGTGATACGGGCCATTGAAGAAGTACATGGCCTGATCGGCGTCGTCCTGGAACTCCTTGCGCTTGATCTCCATCGCCTTGTGGATCTTGTTCATCCAGTGCGTCTTGATCGCGCGCAACGGGTTGTCTTGGTAGTCGGCCATTGGATCACTCGGTTTCCAGGACCGTCAGCCGCCGCTTGATGTCGTCCAGTTCGCGCCGGTACGCATCGCACATCTCGGCGTACATCTTGGTTTCCTCGACCATCCCCGAGAGGGAGTTGCGGACCTCCGCCGCCCCACCGGGAATGTGCCGCCAGCCGCCCGCCGTCAGCTTCTCGGGGTTGCCCTTGGAATCGGGATCATCCACATGGCGCACGCCCTCGTAGTGCCGCGTCCCACCGTGGCGGAAGTACGCCATGACGTTCAGCGTCCTCCCCCGCGCATAGCCCAGGCTGAGCACCAGCGCCGGGATGTGGATGTCGCCGACGTTGCCGCCGTGATACCAGTACACCCAATCGCCGGGGCGCACCTCGGGCACTTCCCACTGAGGTTTCGTCGGGGCTTCCGCTACTGCTGTGGACATACCTTCTCCTGCTTAACCGCCCACCGGACCCAGCATCACCAGGGGTTGCTGGGGTCGGTTGGCCATTCGTTTACGCAACAGTTCTTCCGCGTAGCTGGGGCGGCGTGCCCCTGCCGTGGGAGAGACGTATTTGGGATCGTGCTGGACGAGGTAGCGCAGGCAGGCGCAGGCATGGACCCTGCCGCGATCTTCGGGCGTGTTCGTGATGTAGCCCTTGGGGTCCTTCTTGTAGCGCCAGCGCGTCAGTTCCTCGTCGAACATCGGGCAAGCGGACTTGATGATCTTGAGCTTGGGAGGCAGTCCTTCCCGTCCCCTGAGCCACAGGCGGATCGCCTCCACGTCCGCCACCCGATCCGTCGAGCCGGCGATGAACCCATGCCCCGTCTCGATCGACGATACCTTGTGCTTTTTCAGGGCCTCGGAGTAAATCTGCGCGATGGTGTCGCCGGTGCTCTCCACCTTGCGTCCGTGCTGCATGTCGAAGATGAACGCCTGAAAGGTCTGCGTCCTGGCCTTGTCCGCCATCCTGCGGGCGAACATCTCCGCATCGCAGTTGGCGATGTAAAGCTCGTCGTACAGGTACGCGAAGTGCCCGTGCTTCAAGTCCCCCGGAGGGGGGATCGCCATGAACAGCGCGGCACAGATTTGATGCCCGGGGTCGATGCCCACATAGCGCGTCCACTCCTGCGGGATGTCGAACCAGTCCACGCAATGAACCGATTCCCGATACTCGGGATAGATGAGCGCCCCTTGAATCGCGAACTCGCCGTCAACGCGGACGCGGCGTTCCTCTTCGGACAGCTTCGATATGAACTCCAGCTTGTTCTCGGCGGAAATGTACTTGTTCTCCAGCAGAAGCAGTTTGAACTCCGCGATGGATGGGTTGTCTCTCGTCTCGGGATTCAGCAGCTCCTTCTCGGCCCGGACATGCAACTCGAATAGTTGGTCGGTGCCGTGCTGGGGAGTCGCGCCCCAGATGAATCGCCCGTTGCGGTCCACGAGGCGAGCGGAGATTTCCGAGTACCACGAGCCGTCCGGGATTTCCTCGTCAAACAGCGCCAGGTCCACGATGCTGCCCTGGGGGGGCTTGGCGTTGCCCGAGAAGAAGTGAATCTTCCACCCTGTCGTCAAGGTGACGATCTTGGGCAGGTCCATCTTCTTGTCTTCCCAGGCGATGTCCTTGATCCAGCGCTTGGGAAGAAGGGGAGGGGCGGGCTTGGATTCCGCCTTGCGGGCAAGGTCGGTCGGATCGTAGGGCCGGTAGGTGCGCCAGTTCTTCGTCTGAAGGTCGCGGATCATGCGGAACGGCTCAGGACGCGCCATCTTCCGCCACAAGACCTCCGCGATTTGTTTCTGGTCCTTGCCCACGACATAGCAGACGCCGTTGGTCTTGGGGTACTTGTTGTAAGGGTCCTGGCCCGTCACTGCCCGGACCACCTCCAAAACGGTCGCGAGCGTCTTGCCGCCGCGATTTGATCCATAAACAATGCGTTCTTTGGCTTTGCTGGCGTGGAAGGCTTCCTGGGGCAGCATGGGTTCGTAGAGGCGCAACGCCTCGAAGCTGCGCCGGGTCACTTCCAGTGCCAGTTTGCGGACGCGCTGCTTCTCGTACTCGTTGAGGCCGGGCTGCTCGGGAGGGAGTTTGCCCTTGTCCACGATTTCTTGCAGGCGGTTCAGGACCAGGTGAGCGATGTTATTGGTCGCTTCCTGGGGTGTTTCCTTCTTCTTTCGCGGCATCTTTCTTCAGGAACTTCGCCAGTTCGCGTTCCACGTCCTCGACGGTCATGTTGCTCAGGTCGTCATCCCCAACGTCCTTGGGCTGGCTGCGGATCATCAGTTCGATTACCTTCTCCAGAAGGCGCGTCTCCATCATGGAACCGGGCGGGGCCGATTCGAGCTTCTGGACGATCTTCCTCCCGAATTGCTTGGCCCCGCCGTAGGCGTGAAGGATCTCCTGCGTGATGACCTGGATGTCCCTCTGGGGAACTTGGGTCAGGCTTTCCAGGGCTTTTGCAAGATCGTCCATGTGTAAAAACGCTCCCCAGGATCGACGGCAACCTTGCTTCCAACCCCCGCCGAAAGAACAAGGAACCTCCCCTGGGGGAGCGCGTCACCTCTCGACTTCGCGCTTTTCCAACCGGATCTGGTCCGGGTGACGGATCTCGTCCGGTCCCCACCAGTGGCCTTCGAGCCGGCGCGGTCCGGCCCAGCGGTAGATGCCGACGTAGCGGAATGCCCCGCCATCGGCGGCACGCCAGTACAGGTGCAGCTCGCCGTCGTGCCAGGCCCCGGAGGCGTGCCAGCCCCAGTCCCCGCCCAGTTCCACTTGCCCGGCGACCTCGTTGAAGAGGCCGTACTGACACAGCTCCTTGTGCAGACTGCGGTGGGGGGCGGGAGGCGGCTCGACGTTGTTCTGCGGGATGAAGCACAGAAGCAGTTTGAGCATGAGCAGGCTACGCATAGACCACGCTCCGTGGCTGCCAGGAGCCGATGTACGCGCACCAGTAGGGGCGGGCGCTGAAGTGGAAGCTGAACGCCGGGCCATTCCAGGTCACGATCATGTCTTTCCTTTCCAGTCCCAGAACAAGTCCCAGATCACCAGGGGAACCCAGATCGGGGACAGCAGCAGCAAAAGGAGCAGCTTCAGGTACATCATGTGTTCTTCCACCAGTCCGCAGGATCGGGCTCCTCGACCGGAGGTTGTCTGCACAGATCGCACAAGGCCCATGTCACCAGCATGGCCGCAGCGCCGAACACGAAGCCGCCGATGAACTCGATCACGCGATGCCCAGCCTGTCCGCCAGCCGGTCCACGATGGCGTTGATGTTGTCCTCGGTCAGCACGAACCGCGATGCCGCCGCCCAGATCAGATCGTCGAACCGCGTCGGCGTGGCTGCCACGATGCCGTCGATCACCGGCTTGGAACTCGTGATGAACTCGTTGACCAGGTATTTCAGTTGCTCGCGCGTCAGAAGAGACAGTTCCATGTGAACCTCACTTGGGAATGCAGTTGAAGCCATCGGCCATGATCTTCGTGATCTTGCCGTCAATCTCGAACATGATCACCTTGCGCCCCGATGGAGGGGGTGGGGCCGTCGGCGGAACCGGAGGCGGTTGTGCTCCGGCTGCGCCATAGAGCGATTGAATCCTTGGGATGTCGTCGGCTTGCTGGGGGGCCGAAACCATCTCGTTGTAGAAGGGGGCCATGAGCGCCGAGTTGACCCTGGAGTGGTCAAGACCCAAGAGATGACCAAACTCGTGCGTGGCCACGTTCAGAAGGCGGATGCCGCTGCCGGTCTTCACCCACGTCTCATCCAGGTCGAACCGCATGAGGAGTTGCGAATCGCTCCCGGTCGGCAGGTAGGCCCACGCCAGGGTGCCGGAGGGTCCGTCGAATCCCTGAGCGCGTCCGCGACCCACGGAGATGATGATGTCGGGCGTCCCTGCGGCGATGCGTTCGATCGTGAAGTTGGCGACGTTCTCCCACTGCTGCCAGGCGAACTCGATGATGTCGTCCTGCTCCGATTGCGGCAGGCCCGACACATACCCCTGGACAGCGTAGGTCAGCTTGTTCTTGCGCCACTTGGCTTCCAGGACGTTCAAGGGTGCGCAGTGAACCACGTCCAGGCAGCCGCAGCGCTTGCGTGCGATCAGTTCGCGAGTCGGCTCATCCAGAAACCCGGTCGGAGGCAATCCACCAGCGGATTGCAACTCCGACAGGGCCTGGGCAAACAGGGCCACGGTCTGACTCTCCGAGAGAGAGCCAGCCAGGATATTTCCCGCCAGGTAGCCGTAGTGCTCCAGGTAGGCTTTCACCTCCTGGGTCGTGGACTCACCTGCGCCCGTGGACTCGATGACTGCGTGCCAGTTGGACATCGTTACCTCGCGCGGACACGGACCTTCACGTTCGCACGCACAGCGCGCTGCACCTTCACGCGCTGCTGCTTGACCACCACCCGCTGACGCACAGCCTTCACACGCTGCACGCGAACGGCAGCGACATGCTGCACGGCGATCTGCTGCACGGCGCACGAGTGGCAATCCACCACAGGAGCCACGACAACCGGGACGGCTGTCACGGGCACGAACGGGGTCACGATGCGAGCACGCACCGAGACGATGTGAGTGGCATGGCTGACGCCGGTGAGCGTCAGTGCCGCCAGAGCTGCGAGAATGAACCTCTTCATGTATCCTCCTTCGGGTTAAACATCACTTGAGCGAATCGAGCCAGGACTGTATCGCTCCCACTTCCTCATCCGTCAGCGGACCACCCTTGGGCATCGAGCCCAGGAATGTCTTGGTCCCGACGTACAGCGCCTGCTTGTAGTTGAGCGGGGCGATCTTACCCCCATCCAGGAGGACAAAGCCTCCACCCTTCGCCGCCACCGCCTTCTCATGGCACAACGCGCACTTGGCCTGGAACAGCTTGAGCACGTCGATACCATTGGCCTTTGCTTTTGGCTCCGGCGCTTCCGACTTCTGAGTCAGCGCCTCGATCAGCATGTCCACCTTCTTTTCCAGCTTCTCCAGCCGGTCATCACCGTGCGCCAGCGTCACCGAATAAGTCGGGATTTGCACAGGCACGGCGACCAGGGCGGCAACATGGTGGTTGACCACGGCAACACGCTGCCGACGCACAACGCGGCAATCCGCGCTGGCGAGTCCGGTGGCCAGGAGCAGCACGCTAATTCCGATGATCTTCATGGCACTCTCCCATGTACTTCAGCAGTTCGGCGATCGAGAAGATGAGGACCACGGCAAACCCACCCCACAGCACATGCGTCAGGATGCCGCTCACTTCACGATCTCTCGCGCCAGAACATGCGCCTCTTCCCACTGACGAATCCCGATCGTTCGCGCCCTGCGTCCTTCCAGGAGGAACGCGGACAGCACCGAGTCCAGCTGGTTCGTCGCCTGGAGGTAGGTGCCCAGCTTTCGCTGGAACACCTTCACGTCGATCCCCAGATCCAGGGCGGCGTACTCCGCGTCCACTCGTGCGTCCTCGTAGCGCTCCCAATACTCCGCGTACTTGGTCGCGTAGACCTCCGCCTTCCATCCCGTCGCTTCCAGGACCGCCACGGCATGACCCAGCTTGTCCTTCTCGATGAACGGCTCCAGTTTGCGCAGGTACTGCTGTCTCAGTTCGCGCAAGACCTTGTAGTCGGGGGACTGTAGCGCCAAGGGGGGTGAGATGAGGTTCCTGATCCAGCCGTCGATCGGCTGAATCCCTGCATCGGCATGGCACCGTATACAGGACACGTTGATGTGGACCCGGTGATCGTTGGACTTCGACCTGTTATCCGAGGCCGCGAAGTCGGGGGCCGTGACCTGCCTTTCCCCCTTGTTGTTGCCCAGATACCACGCCCACATACCGTTGGGCAGATGGCCGAACTGCTCCGTCGCCACGTCGTTCACGTCGGCCTTGCGAAACTCCCGGTCCAGATCCCTCCCCAGGACGCGAAGAGGGTTCAGCTTGTCCACCGCCTTGCGGAAGTCGTAGGTGAGCCACAGCGCCCCATCCTCCGCCGTCTCACGCACGATGCCCCTCGCCCTCCCAGGAGAGACGCCGGATTCCGCCACGGCTTCCCGCAGTTCCACCTTGCGGCGTTTGCGCTTGGAGTCGTAACCCACCAGGGCATGGAAGGTCTTCTCGTCCTTGATCCCCAGGAAGTCGTAGTAGTTGGGGTCGCGGCCCTCGCCGGCTGTCGTCTGGTTGAAGAACCAGTCCATCCGCAAGATCGGGGCCTGGCTCTGGGTCAGGTACACCAGTTCGTAGATGCCCTTGCCCATCCATGGGGCCTGAGCGGTGCGCTTGAACTTCTTGCCCCGCAGTTGCAGTTCGACCCGGACGTGATACCAGGGGTCCGCATTCGCCAGCCGCTCGTAAACCTCCCTGTCCCAGCCGTAGTCGTCCAGGTTCACCCGGAACAGCCCCGGCGCAACCCGCGCCGGCAGGGTGATGTCGGTTTCCTTCGAGAGTCCCGTCACATGCCCGGAGAGAACCTTGGGGTCGTCCTCCTTCGCGTGGGGGCCGGCGACTAAGTAGCGCACGAGCACCTGCTGCTCGGGGGCCAGCTTGCGCACGTCCACGAGCGCGGCGTCCACGAGGTCGGACTGGCCGAGCAAGAGGAAACAAAGAGCCGACACGCGCTCGATCATTCCGTGTCCACCTCCGGCCTCTTGTTCTTGGCGATCATGTCGATCTCGCGAAACGTCAGCAGCTTTTCGATCTTGAGGTTCATCGTCTGCATCGAGTTCAAGGTCTGATGGTGCGACTGGTGGACGTAGTCATCGAGCTTGCCGACGCGGTTCACGATGTCGGTGCGCAGGTCGTGGATGTCGCGATCCATCTTGTTCTCCAGGGCGGTGATGTCGCTTTTGAGTTCGCCGACCGACCTCTCCAGTTCCTCGCGCGTGACAAACTCCTTGTTGGGGTCCGTCTGTTTGAAGAACAGCTTCTGGATCGCCACAGCGATGCCGCAGATGCTACCGACCATGGAGATGAAAAACGCCATGCCGATCGCGAACATGCCGACAACGCCGATGTTTTCCATCACCTTCCCCTCAGCGGTAAACCGAGTTCATCAAGCCACGCGACCGGGGGTTGCAGGTTCGCCTTTCTGTATCGAGCAACCGCATCCATCAGGTCTTGGTGCCTCTGGAGCAACATCCACAAGGGGAACTCCGCTTCCTTCCAATCGCGGAGCCACCAGCGGTAACGGATCACACCTTTGGGCATTTGCCATCTCATGCCACGAGGTTGTTGCCGTCCGGGTTCACGAACAGGATGCGCGACTGCGACTCGATGCCTCGATCCTCCGCAGCCTTGTACCGTTCGTTGATCGCGTCGGTGTAGATCGGGCGCGGGCGTCCCACGAGCTTCGGCTTGTAGTGCCCGGCCCAGCAGTTCCAGGCGCAGTGCAACGGGTTGTAGCCGCGCAGTTTCTGCACCACCATGCCCATGTCGCGCGTGGCCACCACGTCTTCGGTCGAATGCTTCTCCGCCTCGTAGATGTTGCCGTACTCGTAGGAGAACCACGAACTCGTCAGCGCCTTGGCTTCCCGATCGCTCTTGCCCTGGTCCTTGAGCCGCTTGAACGTGTGGACCGGATCGGTGATGTCGAAGACTTCCATGTCGAACATGATGAGGCCGGTGGGCAGGGCGGCGCACTCCCCGATCCCGGCCATGCGCGATGCCTCCTCGCGCTCGTACATCTTCAGTTCCATGTCCTGATCGCCCGGATGGTCGGACTCCTTGTTGCACCACTGGAAGACGTAGCAGCACTCGATCGGCGGCGGGCCACAGTAGGGCGCGCCGATCACCGAAGGCCGGCCTGCCATCCGGCGCTTGTAGATGAAGTCGAAGGCCGTCTCGAAGAAGGGGGTCGCGTCCTTGTCCACCCCGAGATACAGGTCCGGGTGCATGTCCGAATCGACCATCACCAGAACGTCCGCCCCATGCTTGCGGGCGTCCAGGACCGCCTTGTTGCGCGTCATGGTGATAGGGGTATCTACGTAGTCTTGTGACAGGACGCCGCTGATCCGCTCGTCGCTCACCGCCGCCTGGATCGCCTTGGCGTACCAGTGGCGGATGGCAGGGACTTCGGACGAAGTGCCTCCGTTGCCACCATAGGGGAACGAAGTGAACATCACCTTGAGTTTTGCTGGGATCATCGACACCTCGGGGGTTTAGCGTTTCGCCCAGAACAGGATGTTTCGGGCGTCACTCATGGGCAGACTGAACACGTCCTTGAAGCCCTCGTCGTACAGGAAGTCTCCAAGCTCCTGCATGTCGCAGCGTTGGAAGCGCGGCACGCGGACCAGATTCGCCATCTGTTCGATCGTGTGCATCTCGCCGCAGATTTCCTCGACCCGGTCGAGCATCGTGCAGGTTCCCAGGGCGGGGAACTCCGCGCCCTCCGCGTCGATCTTCAGCAGGCGGATTCTGCCGTTGGTCTGGCAGGCTTTCTCGATCACCTCGTCCAGACCGATCGTGTCCACCGGAATCCGCTTGTTCATCCCTCCCACCACCACCCCAGGCACACACGACCCACACGCCGTCGCGTGGTCGGGATACCCCGTGAACGTGACGGGCTCCTTGCAGTCCGACCGCCACACCGCCTTGCGCGACAGGTGGACCCCAAGGGAGTAGGTGGACAGGTTCTTTTGCAGGTAAGAGAAGTTTTCCTCGTCCGGCTCGTAACACCAGACCTCCCCACAACCACGCGCCAGACACGCCAGGGCGAAAGAGCCGATGTGTGCCCCGACATCCACGATCACGTCGGACTTCGAGAAGCGCGGCGGCAGATCGTAGGCGTTCTGGGAGAGCGTTTCGCGCACCGCCACTTCATCGAGGGTGCCGAAGCGCATCAGAAAGGACAGAGTTGGTTTGGCCGCGATCATGTAACACCAGGGGGTTAGAAATGCCCCCACCCCGAAGGGTGGGAGCTGGCGTAACGCTGTCGCGTCATTCCTTGCAAATGTTGACCAGGACCGCTACGCCGGTGTTGGCCGTCGTCTTGGCCGACAGAGCCCGGGCCAGACGGCCCTGGACCTGGTTGGCCAGAACGGCGGTCGCGCCGGTGAGGTCCTGTGCGCCCAAGCGGCCTGCGGTGGTCGCGCCCGTGGTCGCTGCGGTCAGCGCCACGAGGATGTCGCCCACGTTGATGACGTTGGTGGCGTCCGCCGCCAGGCCCGTGTAGCACTCCGAGGGACCGGAGACGACGACGTAGCACAGGTCGTTGTTGGGGACGCCGGACGAGGGAAGGAACTCGTCGATGGGGTAGCAGGGCGTGTCCGTCACCAGACGGGCGTAGCCGTCCGTCCGGTTGAACATGTTGACCGTGTCGGTCTTGATCAGGCGAGCGAGGTACTTCGCCGCCAGGGTCGCGCCCGACACGTTTCTGACGATGCGGACCTTGACCTTGTGCCGCGTGCGCAGAGGCTTGGTCAGCGCCGTGGACGACCAGTTGAAGTCGTCGAACTCGTATTCCTGACCCTCCAGGGACGTGCCCTGAAGGTTGTTGCTGTCGATGGTCCGACCATCGTAGAACGTCTTTCCACGAGGCCAGAACCCAGGAGGAAGATATGCCATGGAAGAAACCCTTTCTTGGAAGTCCTCGTGGAAAATCAGGTGACCTTGGCCAGTTTCAGCAGGTTGCGGATGCCACCCCGTTCGTTGCCGAACTTGAGGTTGCCGAAGAAGTCCACCGTGACGCGGTAGGTCTGCTCATCGACCTTCGTGTCCTGCGCCGTCACGAACATGCGGTCCTGCATGCACAGCAGCTCCACGATGTCGAACGACCAGCCGAAGCCCTGACCGTTGCCGTTGGAGTCCACGGGAACCCCGTACTCCCAGCCGACCTCGGTGCCGTCGAAGAAGATCACGTCCTTGAAGCCCAGACGGTAGGGAGCCGAGTCGCCGGCCCCGCGCGTCACGTTGATCTGCTCCTCGGCCTGCACCTTGTCCTTGAACTGCCGGAACATTTGCAGGTCGAGCGTGATGAGGTCGAGCATCGCGCCGTTCTTCTGGACGGCCATGATGCCGGCTCGCATCGCTTCCAGACAGGTGTTGGGCCACGTCTTCGTCGAGGCGGTCCAGGCCGTGTCCGAGTAGTCGATGACCACCGGAGTCCAGAAGTCGTAGGTCGTGTCGCCCGTCCCCGCCAAAGGCCAGCTGTCCGCCGACCACGAGCCACCGTAGTTGCCCAGCGTCGTCGAGAGGCCGGCGTAGGTGTCGTTGTTGATGCCGACGAAGCCAGCCGTCGCGCCACCGGAAACCGAGGTGAACGAGTTGAACCCGTGCAGGGTCGATTCGTTGCCCGAGGCGTTGCCATCGACGTAGAGCTGTTCGGCGAAACTCGTCTCCATGTCGTAAGCCAGGCTCTGCGCCATCTGCTTCACGACGCGAACGATGGCCTGTGGGCCGTCGTTCTTGAGCTGTTCCATCTTGCCGATGGCGTCCGACGTGCCGAATGCACGCCAGTCCAGAGTTGCGGTCTTCCAGCGGTCCTGCTGGGAGATCGAGCCGAAGCCCATCCCGTCCGACAGGCCCACGGTCGGAGCCTGACGGTACTTGACGCGCCAGACCAGATCCGTGCCGTGCTGGTTGTAGAGGATCTTGCCCTTGTCCATCAGCATGGCAAGGACGATCCGACGCCGAAGAGTCGCGTCTTCGACGGTCTTGAAATAGTTGCTGATGGTCGTGTTGGCTTCACGACTCCAGGAACTTGCCATTACTCACCCCTTCTCAGTTCGCGGCCCCGTTGGTCCGCATGAGGTTGATCATGAACGAATCGAAATTCGCGTCAGTCACAGGGGTTGGCGCTTGGACGTGGTTGCTGCCAGGCCGCTTTCCGGGCGCTGGAGCGGAGAGAGCACGCGCGTTGGCCTGCTCCCGTGTAGTCATCTGCGGTTGTGCTTGTGCTTGTGCTTGTGCTTGTGGCTGGCCGAGTTGGGCCTTGAGCGCCGCGAGTTCTTGCTGGAGCTGGGCGTTCTGGTTCGCCAGCGCGTCTCGCTGGGTGAACGCCACCGCGACCTGCTGCATCCTGAACGGATCGTTGATCCTCTGCTTCTGCTGCCACTCGTGCTCCTGCGCCGCGTAGGTCTGGAGCTGCTGGCCGAAGGGGGTCAAGACCGGCTGCTGGATCGTCCGCCCCGTCAGGGGATCGAGGACCGGCTGCGTCAGCGGCTGGCCGTTCTGGTCCGTGGCATAAATCCACGGCGAGTTCTGCTGGACGAAGGATTGGGCCTGCTGGGTTTCCTGCATCTTGGCCAGACGCTGCTCGATCAGAGCGTTGGCCTTCTCTTCGATCAGGTTCGAGATCGGCTGTTCCAGGGTCTGCCAGGGGTTGCGGGCGAAGTTCGACAGAAACTCCGTCGTGTGCTGGCGGGCCGCGAGATACTTGGGCACCACGTCCGGGGGAGCCCCCGGAGCCGGGACCAGGTTGCCCTGCGCGTCCCGGGTGATCAGCGCCTCCCACTCCGGCTTGTACTCGGGCGCGTTCCAGTCCCCGTACCAGGGGCGCGGCTTGGACTCCTCAGTGGCCGGCTTGTTCTTGTTGGCCAGGTATTGCGAAAACTCCCCCCAGTGCTGAAGAAAAGAGTTGTAGTAGGGAAGGGTGGGCTGCATCTGCCGGTGAGACTGGTAGATGCTCTGGAGGTGCTGGAGGGCGGCATTCTCGTCTTGGGGAAGGTCGATCCCCTGGGATCGGAACTTCTCCAGCCAGGAGGGAGTGGATTGGGGCGCGGGCGGCGCTGTTGCAGTCGATGCGGCGGGCGCTGCATCGACTGCCGGCGCGACTGGCGCGCTCTCGGCGGCGGCGGCGATGGAACTGCCGTCAAACTGCGGTGTTTCTTGAGCCGGCTGAGCCGGCGCTTCGGGAGTTGTTGCGGGGAGGAGTTCGTCAGCCACTTCTTAGCCTCGGTGGGGCGGCGGTGTGGTTGTCACCACGCCACCTCCCAAAAAGGCTGCGAAGTTTTGGGCTTCTTCCAGGGGTGCACGGTCCCTGTCAAGCCAACCAGAAGAACGACGTGGTGACGACCACGCCGCCCATTGTGAGAAATCATGCCAGAACGCTAAGCGCCATGGCAGGTTACTCGGAGTCTACTGACATAGTACCTTGCGTGTCAACCAGTTTGAGCAGTTTTCCTAAAAGTGCCGTTTTGAACGCCTGTGCCGCTGTACTTGAAATCTTAGACGACTAGACTCGTGGATATGACAGACGACCCGTGTATGAAGCGTGCCCGCGAGGTGTTCCGAAAGTCCAAGCTGACGTTCGCGGAGCTGGGCGCGAAGATGGGCTATCGCACGAGCCAGTCCCAAGCGGCCTGGAACTTCCTGCGCATGGTGCATGATCCGCGCCTGTCGGTGCTGCGCCGCTTCGCCCGGGCCGTGGGGTGCAAGGTGACGGATCTTCTGGAGGAACCATGACAACCTGCCCTTTCTGTGGCGCGTCGAAGTTCGACGGCCAACCGGCCTGTGGCGAGTGCCGTGATCTGCGCGACAAGTTTGCCATGAGCACCTTGCCTGGGAGTATGGAGTTAGGCTGGGATGCCAAGCAGATCGCGAACAACGCCTACGCTGTCGCCGACGCCATGCTCCGGGAGCGCATCAAGCCGAACTACCGGGCCATCGGTGCGGCGAGGGTCGAGACGGTGGATTGTGAGGCGGATGAATGAGGTGGATCTGACTAAAGAGGGCAGCAAATGCGATCGCCAAGCGAGATGGACATACTTCAGGTGGACATCGGGAACAAGTGCTTCCTGCGGTGCAGTAATTGCACTCGCGCGATCTCTCACCAGTCGAAGTATTGGGAAATGGACATTCCCACCTTCGAGCGTGCCATCAAGTCGCTTGAAGGATGGAACAGACCGGGCCGCATCGTCGGTATCATCTCAGGCGAGCCAACGCTCAACAGTAACTTTGAGGAGTTGTCGTGGAAGTTCGCTGAACTATGGGGCGGACCACTGACGAAGAATGCCATCCATCCAATCCGTGACTTCAATGCATGGGCCATGGAACGTCTCTTCGATCGGTCGAACGGCCGCGGCCTGTGGACCAGTTTCGGCGCAGGGTTTTACAAACACTTTCAGACCATCGCGTCCGTCTACAGTCACCTCAACCCGAATGACCACTCTCAATGCGGTCGGCATCAGGCCATGTTCATCACTCGCAAGGAATACTGCGAGGCGACGGGCATGTCCGATGAACAGTGGGAAGAGAACACTCGAAACTGCTTTGTCCAAAATTTGTGGAGCGGGACGACAAACGACAAGGGGAGCTACCCGTGCGAGGTCATGGCCGTCATTGACCGGTTGTACTTCGATGGCTCCCATGCGTGGCCTACCGAGCCAGGATGGTGGCAGCGAAAACCGGAAGATTTCGGGTCCATGCTGGACCTGTGCAACTACTGCTCGCTGGCTCAGCCTGGCCCGTCGCAGGTCGATAGCGCGGATCGTGATCAGCTCAGCCAGCTCAGCGTCGATCGGCTACGGGAAGCAGGATCACCGGCAGTGAAGTACGAGAAGTATGATCTCGTCACTCCCGAGATGATCAAAGAATCTCGTCTCGTGACCACGCGCGACTCCTACGTCTCCGAATCCGGCATCCGCGTCTCCCCCCTCAACACTTCCATCAGACCCCAGAAGGTGACGCTGGTGGTGGTGTGTGTGGGGAGAAGCGCTCACCTTACCAAGACGCTGCTTCACAATCTGCTCTTGGTTGACGAAGGCATCGTCGTGACTGATAACGCTGATCGGTTGCAACGAGACATCTCCGACGACTACAGCCATCTGGGGTTTCGGATCATCACCGCCGACCCCCACGCCAACGGCCACGCCTTCAACAAGGGAGCCATGTTGAACGCCGGCCTGGCCCAGATCAAGAACCCCGACTGGATCATCCTCTCCGACGCCGACGTGTTCCTGTCCCACGACCTGCGCCGGTTCACCAAGAGCCACACCCTGAACCCTGGAGTCCTCTACGGGGTCAAGCGCTTCGACATCCCCATGAGGCAGCAGGACGAGATGATCGAGGCGTTTTTGGAGCAAGGGACGTGGTTCTCGGGACTCACCCAGTCCGACCCTGCGGTGGACAACGACATCAACGGCTTCTTCATGATGTTCAACCGCCGTGCCGCCGCGATCCGCGACAAGTGGCCCAAGGTGCTGAGCGAGGAGTTCTGTTCGGCGGGAGGGGTGGACACGCATTTCGTCAACCAGTTCCCCCCGGAAAAGCGTCTGATCCTGGGAGGTCTGGCCGTGGCCCACATCGCCCATGGACCCTTCGGGGATGGGTGGAACGGGTCAGGTGGTCAGGGGGGTGACCACCTGACCTGGAAGCAGTACGGGATGATGACCACCGAAGGGAAAATGGTCAAGATCACCGACCTGCCCTTGCCCTGCAAACTCCGCTTCGTCTCCACCGAAAACGAGAAAGTGGCCGAGGTGGAGGTGCGTTCGGCTGCCGACGCCATCCCAGAAGAGATTGTTTCCGTCAGGGGAGGGCGGCTGTACTTCCTGGGGGAAGAGGCGGGATCGCACCTGCATGTGAGCTACAAGGAGATGTGATGGCTGCGAACTACGTCGTGAATAATGCGTGCAAAGGCTGCGGCGCATTCTCAGCTGTTCCCTTGCAAATGGGCTGGTGCTCCGCTTGCGTCAAGCGCTGGGATGAACTGGTCCAGGCGTGCATTGCGGCGATCATCGGAAGAAACGAATCGGAATGCTTTTCGGATGCGGCTCGTATGGCGTGCCTTTGCGCCGACAGCGCCATGGATGAGCGCAGCAAGCGCCTCAAGGAGTCCACATGATGACGCCTGATCCATTCACCGAGCGCGAACTGGACGACATTCTGGCCCATCCAGACCTCGTGCCACCGGAAGAGGTCACGCGACTGACCAATGAAGTGCGACGGCTGATGGCGAAATTTCACCCGGCGAAATATTTTCTCTGCACCGGAACTCTTCCCAATCCCGACGAAGTTCAAGCACTCATCAAACTATGCCGAGAAGAATTAGCTGAACTGAAGAAGCTCAAGAAGATCGTCACGACGCTGTATAACGCCGCTGTTGCCCGCTCAAAACGTGAAGAGGACAACGTACCGTGACCATCCTGACCGACTGGCAACAGGCCGTGGGCAAGACCGTGGCCATGGTGAGCCAGGACCGCAAAGAGGACCCCCGGCACATCTGCATCGCCTTCACGGATGCGAGCGTGCTGCTGATTGGGTTGTGTCGTGGCTGGGAAAGAGGCGACGAGAGCATCGACCTAGAGACGCTGGACGACGTGGCGGAGTGCCGGAAGGAACTGGGGATATGACGCCTAGAAGCAACCCAAAAGGCAAACCGCCCGACACCGAGGGCCTTCCTGGATGCCCTGAACATGGGCGCACGCAGGTACGATGGGTGTGGGAGAAGGGCTGGTCCGGGAGCGACTGCTGGTACTGGAAATGCGACTGCGGGCACTACCCGGTTTTCCGTTGAGGGAGAAGAATGACCCGTCTCACCGAAGCCGCGCGCCTGTGCGAGCACGTCCGCGAGAGATACGGCGACCTGGCCGCACCGGCGAAGTTCGTGGCCGAGGCGTTGCTGCTGGTGATTGAGGAGATGCAAGTGCAAGACGACGACGCCCGCCTCTCCGTCTGGTGCTGCCGCGATGCTCCGCAGATGTTCCAGGACGTTGCCGCTCGCATTGCACGCGAACAGGGATTCAAGCAGGCGGAGTGGGTGGCGTTCGTGCCGCACCCGACGAAGCCGCCAAGCTACATCCTGGCATTGCTGTCGAAGGCGTTCATCGACATGGACGGTCACAAGGTCTATCTTGAGCCGTTCGGCAAGGGGGAGCTTCGCGTGGCGTTCCATCCGTTGCAAAAGGAGGATGGCAGATGACACCATCGCTGGCCTACGCGCGGTGGCAACTCATAAAGGGGCTCGTATCCGCTCTGGTGTCGCTCGTCATGGTGGCGGCGGCTCTGAGGACCGGCGATCGGGTGGCGGTCATCTTTTTGACCGTCGCGGCCGTGTTCTGGGGACTCACCGCCGTGGTTAACGTGCAGCACTGGCGGTTCCTGATGCGATGGCGAAGGGAGGAAGGGTTGTGACACCACCACGGCAGATGACAGCGGAGGAGCGGCGACAAGGCATTTTCGAGATGTGGGACGAGCGACCGCAGACACTCGTCCCGCTGATTGACGCCGCCATCCTCGCCGCCGAGGCCGACGCACGCCGACCACTGGAGGAGCGAATAGCGGAACTGGAAGCCAACCAGTCTGAACGGGCTCGCGAGCAAAGTATCGGGGCCAACCTTCCCGCGAACTGGTTAGAGAAACAGCAATGAGTCAGTGCGACCACAACTTCGTCATCGTCTACCGCCGCCGCTGGCAGAATTTCTTCTGCAAGACGTACTGGCTGCGGTGCTGCCGATGCAACTTCGAGGATGGGCCGTACCCCACCATAACATCAGCTTGGTACGCACAGGGCAAAGGAGCGAGCGGTGAATAACCACCCCATCAAACCGGAAGACGTTGCGAAGTACGAGTTGAAAAACACCAAAACGCTGCTTTGGGCCGCTCAGAAAGAAGTTGACGAACTGAAACAGAAACTTGCCGACGCACGCCGGGCGGGGCAGGAGGAGATGCGGGAGAGGGCCGCACAGGTCATCAGGGACTTTTGCTACGTCATCACGACCGTGAAAGACCCAAAGATTCGCAGCGTCGTCAACCAGGAGGCAACCACCGAGGGTATGGTAGCCGCTATCCTTGCACTACCTCTTAAGGAGCATCCCAGATGACACTCAGCGTTGATGAACTTGTTGCGAGGATGATGGCCGGTCAAATATCAATGGCTACCGCAGTAAGCGGACTACGCCAACTGGTCGCCGACGCGCGCCGGGCGGGGCAGGAGGAGATGCGGACGAGAGCAGCAGAAGTAGCCCGTACGCACGGCCTCGAACACCCCGGCGACTGCAATGGCGGTCCTGCGTGCTGGTATTCGATAGCCTACGACATCACCGCCCTGCCGCTATCCCAGCCCGCTGGCCTTGAGCCGGAGCGTGCCGCACAAGACGGCGCGAACACACCATGAAAAAGAACAAACCAAATCAGGGGAAAGCATTTCGTACCCCCGGAATGGGAAAACGAGGCAGTGAAGCGGAGAAGTATGCCCAGG